CTTTGACTCATCCGAAGGAATGCTTTTAATCAATAACCAATAAAGAAGCAAAAAAAATAGAACCACTAGCACGATACGGATTAACACAGACATAGCAGCCTCCTGTCTAATTTCTATTCTTCGCTCAAGAAATAATCAATATTCTGTTTTAACCATTCTAAGTCTGACTTTTTAAAGTCTTTCTTATGAGTGAGTAGTAAGTCCATGATTGTATGCAAGGCAGAATCTTTATCTATAAATTCAATGGCTTCCCTCATCGTTCCGGAATTACCATTAAAACTATTTGTGTTTGCATTTGTGGTGTTATGGTTGCCTATATTGGTTGTTATTGTTCCGGAGTTGTCTTCCATCCCCATTAAATATCCAATGGTTGTATCCAATACTTCTGCAAGCTTTTTCAATTTGCTGATTGGGATATTTCTATCTCCGCCTTCTAAGCGGCTAACTGATGCCCTTGTTTTAAATCCTACTTTGTCTGCAAGCTCTTCTTGTGTCATTCCAAGCTCTAATCGTCTTTCCTTTATTCTTTCGCCAATGTTCATAAAACACCTCTTTTCTTGCTTGCAGATTAGCATTAGCGTGAACTAAAGTCAATTATATTTCATATAATTGCGAAAGCTAATGTGACAAAAATGCAAATATAATTTTAGAAAATAAAAAATAATGTTGACAAGGAGGAACTATCGACTTATAGTTGCATTAAGACAAGGGAAGGAGGTAAAAAATGGTTGATGTAAATATGTTGAAAAATAAGATTCAATCATCCGGATATAAGATGCAGTATATTGCTGAATCTTGCGGCCTATCAACTATGGGGCTTAGGAACAAGGTTGAAGGAAAGACAGAATTTACAGTATCAGAACTAACGGTATTGATTTATTTGTTGAAGTTATCGTTAGAAGATGTGATGAATATTTTTTTCGTCAAAAACGTTCCTGAAAAGCAACAAGAAAGTTTACTATAAAGAAATGGAGGGCAAAGAAAATTGAACGAAATTAAGATTTTTACAAATGAGAACTTTGGAGAAGTTGGGGCAGTAGAACTGGAAGGGAATACTTGGTTCATTGCAAGGGATGTGTGTAGAGCATTGGAGCTTGATAACTCAAGGCAGGCACTTTCAAGACTGGATGAGGACGAAAAGAATACCGTCATTTTAAATGACGGAAATCGAGGGAATCCGAACATGGCGATTATCAATGAATCCGGATTGTATTCCTTAGCGCTTAGCTCAAGGAAGCCGGAAGCAAAAGCTTTTAAGCGATGGATAACGCACGAAGTTCTTCCATCTATCCGTAAGCACGGAATGTACGCAATGGATGAACTACTGGACAATCCGGATATTGCCATCGAAGCATTGACACGGCTTAAGGAAGAGCGTGAGAAGAGAAAAGAGCTAGAGTTTGAAAACAAAGTACAGGCTCAACAGATTGCAGAACTGCAGCCAAAGGCTACATATTACGACTTAGTGCTACAGAATCCGGACTTAATCAGTACATCATTAATCGCAAAGGACTATGGACTTTCCGGAAAGGCTTTAAACAAGATTCTGCATGAATTGGGCATCCAGTTTAATCAAGGCGGAGTGTGGCTCTTATATGCCAAGTATCAAGACAAAGGATATACAAGCACAAAGACTACAGTATTTCCACGGACAGACGGAACGCAAGGATTAAGCATTCTGACAAAGTGGACACAGAAAGGCCGGCTTTTCCTTTATGACATTCTGAAAGCCAACGGATACATTCCGCTAGTAGAGAGGGGATAAAGATGGAAAAGTACAAAATCCAAATAAACATCGAATTTAACGCCAAAGACTTTCTTCAAGCGAAAAAATTAAAGGGGAAAATCGAAAAAAGTGTTTTGCCTGTTTTCTTTAGTGAAGAAGATATACATTCTTGGGAGATAATCCTGCAGTGGATGGAAAAGGAGCGGTTATGAATGATGCAAAGCATATATCTGTAAGCATTGTAATTGAAATCAATGACAGGTTCGGATATTCAACTATTGAGTGTTCACCAAGTGACGTTGGAATTGATGAAAATGAGATTCTCGAAAAAACGAAGGGATATATAGAACTTTTCCTCGGCGATAGAGAGGAAGTATACAGGGAATTTGAGTAAAAGCAAAGGAAAGCGAGATAGCATGAAAGAAGTAACAATTCAGATTGAAGACGAAGTTTATGGGTTTTACAAGGGTTTGAGTTTGGACTTTGAGAAGTCAGTAGAAGAGATTATATCCCTAGCCGTATTAAACCATTATATGCAGGAGTATGAAGAGGAAATCATCGACTTTAACACTGCACTAAGAGAGGGCAGAGGGGGCAAAGGTGAAATCTAAAAAGAAAGCGTAAAGCAAACAATAGGAGGAAAAATGCATTTACAAATCAATTTAAACATTAAGCCAACTTTATCTAAGTCGCCTTTCGATGACACTGAAAAGCTACCGGAAGAGATAGTAAAAGTTGTTTCCGGAATAGAAAAGGAACTGAACAAAAGGAATATCCCTCATTGTTCTGAATACATAGTGAACATTGAGGGACATATGCCGGCTATTGGCTTTACGATTCCTGCAACTTAACTATGCCGAGGTGGAGCAATGAAAGAAGTAACAATTCAGATTGATGCAGAAGCCTATGAGTTCTTTAAGGAACTAGGGCGGAAAATCAATGTAGCGGTAGAGGATGTACTTGGGATTGAGCTTTACAACTGCTACAGGCAGAAGAAAGCGAATCCGGAGGAATAAAAAAGAGAGTCGTATGCGCCAACATACGACCCCAAAAATAAAAGAAAAATTCTATCCGTGCAAAGTATAGCACGGAGAAAAGGAGGGAGCAATGCCTTTAGTGAAGTTAGACAAAAACTATCCACATGAAAAGCTGGATAGAGTGGTCCGCAGAAAGAAAAGCGACCTCAAAATAATAAACAAGCAGATAGCAAAGCATCTATCTGTAAGTGAAAGGGGAATCATATACAAGCGGAAGAACGGATTCTTTACCTTTGACGAACTAATCAAGCTTTTTAGCTATCTTGAATTTACGGATGAAGAGATAGCAAGCGTATTCCGGAGGTAAATATGGGAATCAGAACAGTAGAGGAGCAGAAAGAAATGATTCTTGCCTGTTTAAGGATAAGAAGCGTTCCGATTACGGAAATGGCTAAGCTCCTAAAACTGGACAACAAGACATTTAACAAAAAGGTCCGGAATCAGACATTTAACCTTTTCGAGGTTGTAGTGTTCGCAAACTATTGCGGATTGGATATGAAGGAATTAGTGGAATTGTTCTTCCCAAAGTTTAGTGGGAATCACAAAGATAAGGGGTGTTTGAAATGAGAAGTACATTAAAAATGATACTTACCTTTTTGGGGATTGTGGATGCTATGGCTGTCTGCCTTTTGGATAGCTACGGACTCACCGGAAATGTTGCCATGGCTACATTCGTAGTGACTACAGCTATCGGTATGTTGCTATATGCCTACTACATTAGGCGGTATCACAAGGAAGGATTTTAAGATGGAAAACAACAAAAAGAAGATTCCTGCAAGTATTAAGGTGGCAGGAGTTATGTCAAATTTCATGAAAAAGAAGATGGAACAAGAAATCAAAGAAGAGCTTGCTTCCGTTGGAAAGGAAGAACTTTGGAAGATGATTGAGCAGTACGCAAAATTGACAACTGCAGCCAATTTCTATGAATTAATCACGGAATAGGATGTGAAATCCCTACGGAAGGAGACAGACAGCATGAGAAAACTAGACATTGTGGCATTGCTTATATCTACAGCATTGCTGTTCCTGGCAGGGTATTTCTTGTGCCAGTCCATGTGTATAGGTTGGGTTGGCGAATGGTACGAATCCGCCTTTAAATCGGCGGTATTAATACAAGTTGCATTAGTAAGTCTATGGCTATTTGCCAGGACATTTTAAAGAAGGAGAATAAACATGGCACAAATGACGACAAAACAATACTTGGCAAACATTCAGAGCGGTATTGAAAAAGAGCTGACGGAGAACATCAAAGCGATTCCGGAGGGATTCAATAGACAGCGTTTCGCCTTGAATTGCGTAGCTGTCCTTAAAGATAAGCTTAAGGACTGGAACGGCATTGAGCCTAGTTCTATTGTCGCTACATTCGCAAAGGGGGCGTACCTTGGCTTGGATTTTTTCAATGGCGAATGTTACGCAATCCCTTACGGCGGAGCGGTGCAATTTCAGACCGACTACAAAGGGGAGATTAAGCTCTGCAAGAAGTATTCAAAGAATCCCATTAAGGACATTTACGCAAAGAATGTTCGCAAGGGAGACTTGTTTGAAGAGAAAATCGAGGACGGAAAGCAGACAATCACTTTTAAGCCTGTTCCCTTTAGCAATGAACCTATCGTAGGCACTTTCGCCGTGGTGTTGTTCAAAGATGGAACAATGATTTATGACACCATGAGCGTAGAAGAGATTGAGGAAGTAAGGAACGCTTTCTCTAAGGCAAAGAATAGCAAGGCATGGGAAAAGACTCCCGGGGAAATGTATAAGAAAACTGTTCTGAGAAGGCTATGTAAGCTTATCGACCTTGACTTTGATGTTAAGCAGCAGCAGGCCTTCAACGATGGGGGAGACTTCTCTTTTGAGGATAGAGTAGTGGAAGAATCCCCAATCATCGAAGCAAGCGATGCTTTTAAGGATGTGAAAGAAGCTCCGGCTGTAGTAGAAGAGCCAGTCCAGGAAGAAATGTTTGATATGGAACAGGGATAAGCCATGAGACTTACGGAAGAAAACTATTACTCGAAAGAGGCTAACCTTGAATATATGAGCGTTTCACAATTCAAGGACTTTGTAGGTACTTATGGAAGACGAGGTTGTGAGTATGCGGCCATAGAAAAGCTTTTCGGCAGATGGAATCCGCCTCCAACAACTCCGCTTTTGGTAGGGAGTTATGTGGATTCTTATGTGGAAGGAACACTCGATTCTTTCATGGAGAGGCATCCAGAAGTATTCACGGGAGAAGGAGAACTGAAAGCCCAATTCAGAAAGGCAGAGGAGATAATCGCAAGGATTGAACGAGATAAATACTTTATGAAGTATCTATCCGGGAAAAAACAAGTGATTATGACGGCGAACTTCTTCGGCTGTGATTGGAAAATCAAGATGGACTCATATCTTCCGGGAGTGGCCATTGTGGATTTAAAGGTTATGGCATCCATCACAGACCTTAAGTGGGTAAAGGATATAGGATACCTGGATTTTGTAAGGTATTGGAATTACGACATTCAAGGGGCTGTATATCAGAAGGTCGTAGAGCTGAACACAGGGAAGAAGCTTCCGTTCTACATAGCTGCAGCAACGAAGGAGAATGAGCCGGACATAAGAATCATTCATATCACGCAGAACTACCTTGATGAAGCCTTGGCACTTGTGGAAGCTAATATCAAGAGGGTACTGGAAGTGAAGAATGGCGAGGCATTACCGGATAGGTGCGATGCTTGCGATTGTTGCAAACATAACCGGGTATTGAAAGCACCAATATCCATATTGGACTTAGTACAAGGCATTTAAAGGCATGAAATGCCTATATCCAATAAAAGAATAGGGAGGTGGGCAATCATGCCGGAGAATAACAAAAAGAGCTTTATCATGTACTCAAATTATCGGAAATTCTTATCAATGCTATCAGATACAGAGATAGCCGAACTCATGCGAGCAATCTTCTGCTTCGTGGAAAATGAAGAAGTTCCGGAGCTAGATTCAAAGACAGAAATTTGCTTTGCGGTTATCACAGACCAAATCGAAAGAGACAGGGAAAAGTATAAGAAAGTATGCGAGCGTAGAGCCAATGCAGGACGGCTTGGCGGTAAGCAAAAGCACGAAAATAGGCTAAAAAAGGAGGAAGAAAAGCAGGAGAAAAAGGAAGAAAAGAAGGAAGAAAAACAGGAAGATTCCGAAGAAAATATCAGTCTAGCAAATGTTAGCAAATCTAGCAAATGCCAGCAAATGTTAGCAAATCTAGCAAATGTTAGCAAATCTAGCAAACGAAAGCAAAACCTAGCAAATCTAGCTGATAATGATAATGAGAATGATAATGATAATGAGAATGATAATGAGAATGATAATGAGAATGATAATGATATAGCTAAAGCTATATATATTAATCAAAAGAAAACTAAACAAAAGAAAAGTGAAAGTTGCTACTCAAACGACTTTGAAAGTTTTTGGGAGGTATATCCCAGGAAGTCCGACAAAGGTTCTGCTTACAAGAAATACCTTACGAGGCTGAAAGATGGATGGAGTCCGGAACAGTTACTAACTGCAGCTAAGAAATACAAAGCGCAGATAATCGCTAATAGGACAGACCAAAAGTACATCAAGCTGTGCAAGACATTCTTATCCGACACAACGCCCTTTGCTGATTATCTGACAAAGATAGAAAGGCAAGGAGTAAGTAACGATGCAGAGAATCCTTATGCGGAATGGAAGGATGGTGCAAATGGATGAATTAGCTGTATGCCCTAAGTGCGGTAAACCTACAGAGCGTTATGTAGAACTACCAATGTTTGACGGAACGAACAACAAAAGACGAATGAAAGTCCATGTGATGTGTCCTTGTGAACAAGCAGAGCTTAAAGCCTATGAGGAAGAACTACAGAAGGAAGAGGAGCTTAGAACCGTTACTGTACTAAGGCAAGTGAGCCTTATGGACTCAAAGCTTAGAGGCGCAAGGCTAAAGACCTTTAAGCAGACGGAGGATAATGCACGGCTTCACAGGATAGTTTGTCGGTACATTGAAAACTTTGAAGAAATGTATAAGCGGAATCAAGGCTTACTGCTTTATGGGGATGTTGGATGCGGAAAGAGCTATGCCGCAGCGGTTATAGCAAACGAGCTACTGGAAAAGAAAGTGCCTGTAATCATGACTTCGTTTGTAAAGCTCCTAGAGAAAGCAGAGAACTTTGAGAAGAACAGCGATGAACTGGACAGACTGAAACAAGCAAAGCTTTTAATCATTGACGACTTAGGGGCTGAACGCAGTACAGAGTATGCCCTAGAGAAGGTTTACAAGTTCATTGACGACAGATACACGGCAAAGAAACCGTTGATTCTGACAAGCAATTTAACCTTGGACGACATGAAGGCCTGTGAGGATATCAAGTACAGCCGGATATATGACCGCATTTTTGAAATGTGCTACCCGGTTCATGTAAAGGGATTCTCTTGGCGGAAGAAGCAAGCCAACGAAAGATACATGGACACCAAGCGGATATTAGAGGGGTGAAGAAGTGAGTGAAATAGAGTTTGAAATAGTCGGAGAGCCAAAAGGAAAAGGCCGTCCAAGGTTTGCAAGGATTGGGAATGGAGTAAGGTCCTACACTCCGAAGGAAACACACAACTATGAGTCCTTTGTAAAAGTGTCTTACATCAATTCCGTAGGACAAAGAAAACTGGAAGGACAGATAGAAGCGGAGATTATCGGAGTTTTCCCCATCCCAAAATCAGAGAGCAAGAAAAGAAAAGCGGATATGTTGGCAGGCAAAGTGTTACATACCAAAAAAATTGATTGCGACAATCTCTGCAAAACTATCTTAGATGCGTTGAATGGAATTGCTTATGACGATGATAAGCAAGTTTGCCGGTTGTATGTGGAGAAGCGGTACGGAGCTTTTCCGAAAGTGAAAGTGAAGTTGAAAGAAATAGTCTAAAAAAACATGAGAGGTGGAACAATGGAAGAACTAACGCTAGTAATTAACAGCCCGGACGAAGGACAGTTTTTGAAGTCTATCGGATGGAACAAGGAGCAAATAAAGGAAGCCGTGGTTAGCATCACGGAACAGTATAGGGGGCTTGCCTACACGGAGGCGCAACTGCAGGAAGCTAAAGCGGACAGGGCGAAGCTTAACGCCATGAAGAACGATATATCCGCAAGAAGAATCCAGGTAAAGAATGCCTTGCTAGAGCCTTACAATAAATTCGAGGCAGAAGTAAAAGAAGTTGTAGCCTTGATTGAAGAGCCTATCGCAATGATTGATGAACAAATCGTTGCGTATGAGGAGAGAACCAAGGAAGAAAAGAGACAGACCTTAGAGAAGTTCTTCGTAGAGAACAGGGGAAGCCTTCCGGAGCAAATTACCTTTGAACGGATTTTCAATCCGCAATGGTTAAACAAGACCTCTTCTCTAAGTTCTTGCAAGAAGGAAATTAAAAAGCTTATCGAGGATATATCCGCAGATCTAGCTGCAATCCGTTCCGCCTTGGACGAAAGATACAGCGTATACGCAGAAGAGTTTTACTTAAAGCGTGAAATGAACCTTTCTCATGCCTTGGCAGAGGCAAACCATATCCAGGAAATGGATAGAAAGGCAGAGGAAGCAAAGAGAGCTAAGGAACAGGCAGAGGCAGAAAGAGCAGAGGCAAGAAAAAAAGCAGCAGAAGAGGCACAAAAAAGAGCAAAAGAGGAAGCCGAAGAAAAAAAACAGAGGGAAGCGGAAGCACAAAACGCTCCACAGTATCGAAATTCGCCACAGGAAGGCGTGTCTAAGGTTGAACATGAACAAGTTACCATGTTCGACAATACAGGGGGCTTAAAAAGCGAAATACGCGATTTCATGAATCCGCCTGTAGAGAAAACAGAAGAACCTATCCGGCAGCAGTCTCCGGCAGAGGAAGAAAAGGTATATAAATCTGCATTCATGGTTAGAGCCACAAAGGCAAAGCTGATGATGTTAAGGGATTTTATGATTCAAAACGGCATTGAGTTCTCAAAAATCGAGAATCAGTAAGTAAAAGAGAGGTGGAAAGAATGAGCAAAGCATTTGTAAGCGGTGCAGAGCTAAAGCTCGAAAATGAAATTTTCGATAATTTCAGAACAGACATGAATGTAATCATCCGGGAATTGCTTAAAAATATGATTTCAAGAGGTAGCGAGGACGGAAAAATCACAGCAACTATCGAGGTTGCATTGTTCCCAGAGTATACCGAAACAGGAACGGCATTGCATCCACAATTTACCCACAAGGTAAACTCTGTCTTGCAGTTAAAAGACCAAAAGAGCGGAATTGCGCCTTGTAAGGACATGGAGCTTGTTTTGGATGAAAGAACAAACACTTACTACCTACAGCATATCAAGGGCAAGCCACAAATGAGCATTTACGATATGGATTTAAGAGAGGAAGGACCGGAGGAAAATCATGAAGATTACGACTATTAACGAGTACCAAAAAGCTGCACTTAGAACAGTAAACAGAGAAAAACTATCGGATACAGAGCTACTTACTAACGGCGTGTTAGGGCTTTCCGGAGAATCCGGGGAATGTGCAGACCTTGTGAAGAAGCACCTGTTCCAAGGACACGAACTGGACACCGATAAGCTAGCGAATGAGTTAGGGGATGTTGCGTGGTATTTAGCCGTAACAGCAAAGACTATCGGAATGGACCTAGAAACAGTCCTGCAAATGAATGTAGACAAGCTTTATAAGAGATACCCGGAAGGTTTTTCCGCAGACAGGAGCATCCACAGAGAAGAAGAGCAGTAGAAAGGCGGTAATTAATGAATCAAGTGTGCTTAGTGGGTCGCTTAACCAATGACCCGGAAATTAGATACACGCAAGGGGAAAAGCCTATGGCGGTGGCAAAGTACACGCTGGCGGTAGACAGGAGATACAAGAAGGATGGAGAGCCGACTGCAGATTTTATCCGGTGTGTAGCGTTCGGGAAAAACGCAGAGTTCGCAGAGAAGTTTATGTCCAAGGGTCGGCGTTTCGGTATTACCGGAAGCATTCAGACAGGTAGCTATCAGAACAAGGACGGACAGACAGTCTACACGACAGATATTATCGTGAATAGCCAAGATTTTTGCGATTCCAAGCAAGATGGAGGCGGATTCACTAACGGCGGTGGCTTTGGCGAAGGAGCAAGCGCAGATTCTGACGGCTTTATGAATATCCCGGATGGGGTAGAGGACGAAGGATTGCCGTTCGCATAGTTTGCAACTGTAAGCTAATAGTTGATAGTTCAAGTGGCTGTCAACTATTGGTTTACCACCACTAAGGAGGAGCAAATGGAAAAAATAACAATATCAATATCAATGCCCTTTACAGAGCAGGAAGCAAAGGCTGTAAAAAAGGCTTTTGAAGAAGCAGCTTTGAGAAAACCGCCATTCCTGGGGGAAGAGTGGGAATGGAACAAAGAAAAGTCTCTTGATTGGTGGAAGAGGCAGGAGAGGGCAAGCCATGGAAAATAATAATGAATTTGTGGACTACATCAAGCGGAATCCTGAGGCTATAAAAGACAATTTCAGAAGAAAAACAACTGTGCAATGCCTTGAAGATTACGCAGAGGAGTTAGCAAGAAGGCGGAATCACTACAAGGGCTACACGGAAGAATTTAACTCTCTTGATGAGCGAATTAAAGAGATTGGTAAGATTGCAAAACTTGTGAATGAAGAAATCCGTGTTTCTGATGTGCAAAAATATTTTCTTGGAAAAGAGGTGTAAGCCTATGAGGAACTACAATGAATTTAAGGACTACTTAAAGCAGAGAACGGACACTTCCAACAATGACTTCCGCAGAAGATGCCTTGTAGAATGCTTGGATGACTATATGGATGAGCTTTTAGACCGCAGAAACATCCACGCATCAGACAGCGAAGAGTACAGGAAGCTTGAAAAGCGAAGGGTAGAACTTAGTAAGCTTATTGAGGTTATAAGAGAGGAAAGGCGACTGGCGAAGCTATACAAAATGCTTTAACTGAACGAGGTAAACCATGGAAATTGAGGAGAAAGAAGAAATGAAAGAAAGAATACAGTATGTGTGCGAGATTTGCGGAACTGAATATTCCAAAAAGGAAAAAGCAGAAGAATGTGAAGCATCACACGAGAAAAATGTAAAAGTTACTAAGTTTGAGTATGTGTATGGCAGGGTAATGCCTAAGTATGTGCATGTTGAAAATGCGGATGGCACAATTAAAGCGACATATAACTTAGTCGGAATGGTGGATTCACGCAATACAGGCAAGACCTAGAGAGGTGGAACAAATGACGGAAATAAAGATTTATAAATGCGATATTTGCGGTAAGGAACACCCTACACAGGAAAAGGCGAAAAAGTGTGAGGATTTTCATGAAAAAGATTTAAAAATATCAAGCGTGGTATACAATTCCTGCTACCACAACGGTATGCCTAATGAAATAAGATTGGAGAACAAAGAACGCACGAAACTGGCAATATACAAAATTTATGATGTTGTAGTGAGGTGAACAATGAAAGAACTAAAACTATATCAATGTGAGATTTGCGGAAGACAATATAGAACGGCAGAAAAAGCACAAGCGTGTGAAATAGGCCACAAGAAAAATATTAGAATTACAACGAGAGAATATGGCGAAAACGATAAATATGGATTTCCAAAATATATTGTAGTTGCGTGTGAAGAACCTTCTCTTTCGGCTTGGTATCAATACCACAGACTAACAGACGAAAGCTTTTATGAGGGGTAAATCATGAATGAGAATATAAAAGAGATTTTAAAGCTGATTGAAGAGCATCCGGATTTGCCAGTAGTTCCGATGGTTGGCCAAGATATAGTTGCTGACAGTTTCGGCGAGTGGACGGCCGAGGTAGGAGAAGCAGAAATAAAGAAAATCTGTATATACGAAGATGCGGTTATATTTTATGACGAAAACACTTTAAAAACAGCCGGGCTATTAGAACTGGACTATGAAACATTAGGACTCCCGGACAGCATGAGTAGCGGAGAAGCAAATAGGAGGTTAAAAGCCTTTATTGATTCGCTTGATTGGCTAGAGGCAATAATCGTTCATATCGAAACGCCTACAGTGAATATTCCGGACAATACGGAAACGATTAATGAATTATGGGAGGATTAAATGACAAAACTACCAAACTTAGAATTATTACTATTTAAAGCCAGCTTGTATTTCCGACAAAATGAAGAGTTTCTCTTGAAAGCGAGAAACTTAAAAAAGTATGAGACACTTGATTTTGAGGTTGAAACATTCTCTCAGTTATGGGGGAGCACCTGTACAGGATTCGACATCACAGAGGACGGAAAGGCTACTGTTGGCGGTTGTGCCATGACTATGGAATATACAACTGTGGTACATGAAAAAAGCACGAATTTTTATGTAGTGTTCTTTGGAGATAGACCTTGCTATGTAGTTCACAATCCCACAAAAGAATTTTACGAGGACTTGAAGGAAAGGAATTTAGCTAGTCTGTCAAAATCGAAAGAGAGGTATTAAATGACAAGAGAAGAGCTGAAGGAGCTTAAATACAGAAAGGCTATGAGCATTGTGATGATTGGGGAAAGAATGGGTATATGGACAAAATGCGAGTGTCCAACTTGCAACAGAAGGCTTGATGCATACGATGAATTTCCATTTTGCCCACGATGTGGACAGAAGTTAGATTGGGGGATTTTGCGTGACTGAGATAACAGAGAAAGACCTGCAGGAAGTGCCTTTAGAGGATGAATATACTGCCATGCTTGAAACGCAAGGCAAGGAAGCAACAAAAGCTTTTTATATCTGCAATGCAATGAAGTATCTGTATCGACACAAGAGGAAGAATGGTGTCGAGGATGTGGAAAAAGCTAGATGGTACATTGATAAATACCTGGAACTTGAAAAGGGGAAGTAATGAGAAAACTAAAGGTAAATGATTTTTTCTGTGGATGCGGAGGGCTAGGGCTAGCCTTCCAAGAAGCAGGATATGAGATAGTAGGTGCTTGGGATTTTGATAAGTTCGCTGTCGAGACATACCGGGAGAATGTGGGCGGCCATGTGCAAAAGGCAGATATTAAAGAGCTGCACCAAGCGGATATTCCACAAGCGGATGTTTGGGCTTTTGGATTTCCATGCCAGGATTTGAGCGTGGCCGGAAAGCAAAAGGGTATGATTCTAAAGTGTCAAGATTGCGGAGAAGTAGTAGAGATAAATCCAGAAGAGTATACAGGAGAAAACACTTGCCCTAAGTGCAGCGGTAAAGACTTAAGGGCAGAAAGCCGAAGCGGATGCTTCTTTGAAATTATGCGACTACTGGAAGAGACAGAGAGAGAGAGAGAGGAAGCCATGCCGGCCGTTATCATAGCGGAGAATGTAAGAGGGCTAAAGCCTTACTTACCTGTGCTGTGTATGGAGTATGAGAGAAGAGGCTATACAGCCCATATACAAATATTTAACTCTAAGTATTGGGGCGTACCGCAGAACCGGGAAAGATACGCAGTTATAGGCACAAGAAACAAGCTAGGGCTATCCTTTAAATTCCCGGAAGAACAGCATGATTTTGTGCCGAAGCTGTCGGACTTCTTGGAAAAGGATGTTCCGGAAAAATACTACCTACCGGACGAAAAGGCGCAGACCATCATACAACAAGCTCTGCAAAAGCTAGAGAAACTAGGAAAATGCCATGCTTGTATTACACCGGACAGGGTGAATAAACGGCAAAATGGACCTAGAGCAAAAGCAGAAGAAGAACCGATGTTCACTCTTACGGCGCAAGACCTTCACGGAGTAATAGTCCTGGAGGAAGGGCAAACGGAAGAGGATATTATAACTGGAATATCCGAAGAAACAGGCCTTTTGAATCCGGATAAGTGCGGAAAGACCCTTAGAGTCGGTGGCGGAGGAAGTCTTTCAAAAAAGCATAACTATCAACATTTGATAGTGGATACAGGAGAGAGGTGCACCAATCCGCAGATACTTACTGTAGCGAATACAAATCCATCCGGGCATGGGATGAATGGAAATGTATATCATGCAGCAGGGCTTGCGCCAACACTTACAACAAACAAGGGCGAAGGAATTAAAATACTTGTGGAAGAACAAAAGGGGTAGACAATGGAAAAGACAGTAGATAGCGACTTACAAATGATAGGGATGCTCGACATAAAAGGGTTAGAGACCTGCAGAAGGGTATATTCTGCCGATGGAATATCTCCAACGCTTACGGCATCAGAGGGGGGGCATAGGCAAGTGAAAATCTTTGATACAAAGAGATTAAGGGTTAGAAAGCTAACACCGAAGGAATACGGAATCCTGCAATCATTTCCCATGGATAGGTGGAAGCAAGTAGTATCTGATTGCCAAGCCTATAAGCAGTTTGGGAATGCGGTAACAGTAACACTATTTAAGGCTATAGCAGAAGAAATAGCAAACAGCATTCACGAAGCAGAAAAAGGGGCATAAGCCTGCAAAAAAGGGGGAAAGGTATGCAATGGATAAGAAACGATAAGAAGTATGACACGGAAACGGCAATGCTAATTGGGGGTAGAATTAAGTTTTGTAAGGTCCCATCAAATGAAGCAAGTAAACATATTGTAAGTAATTTTTACAAGAAAAAAAGCGGAGAATGCTTCCTGGTCGTAGAGACAAAAAGAAGTAGCTTCGGAAGTGAATGGAACGAAAAAAGCCCCGAAATAATCACTTTTACCGAAGAAGAAGCAAAGAAATGGGCGGAAGAGAATCTTCGTGTTGATATGTACGAAGAAGCTTTCGGCAAAGTAGAGGAATAAGAAAGGGAAAAGTATGCGACAAATCATAAACGGCAAGAAGTATGACACGGAAACGGCGAATTATTTTGGTGCTTGTGAAGTAACAAATGTGAAGTGCGGTTTTAGAGAGTGCATAGCTTTGTTTAGAAAAAAAGATGGTGAATATTTCCTGTATAGCTACTTGAAAGAGCTAGGATGGATAGGCGATTCTACCGTGAGTTTGGGTATTTTCCCATTGGCAGAGGAATATGCTAAAAAATGGGCAGAAAATCACTTATCTGTAGATAGATACGAAGCAATCTTTAGAGCTGTCCAGGAATAAAAAGGGGAAAAGGGCAAAAAGGGGTAAGAAAGTTAAGCAAGAACTCATTGAGCTGTATTGCTGCAAAATGATACAATATATAGTGCTTTATAAAGATACAGATACTACATATTGTGTTTAAAGGGGTACGGCTTAATGATTCTTACTCTAAGGATTTTGGAGAACTGCAGGAAAAGGGTAAACCGGATACATCAATTAAGGGCAACAAAGCAATCTCTAGCAAATTCTGAGGTTGTGGACTTTGGAACAGACTATAGAAAGGGCTATCCAAGGACTATTGTACTAAGAGGGTGCAATGTTGCCGACTATGACAAGCTTTCCAAGTCAATATCCGATTGTGAGCGAAAGCAAAAAAGGGTAAAAGATACCATACAAAGCTTAAGCATATCAGAGGACGAAAAAAGGGTATTGATTCTCTTTTACTTGGAAGGGCTAAGTCTTAAGGATATATCCGGGATACTAAGTAAAGAAAAAGGAAAAAGGGTTAGTTCCGAACTTTTAAAGGTTCAGAAAGGGGCAATCCTGGAAAGGGTGAAGTGCAGCTAAACAGGGCAAATCCTGCAGAGCTGTAAACTGAAAAAAGGGTAAATTAAAAGAGGGGCTTAGTTCCCCTCTTTTTGTGTGTTACCAAAGACTGCAATGTTCTTCACAGAAGGCTTGCCATTCCTTCTCCGCCTGCTCTAGCTTTGCTTGTTCTCGTTCGCTTTCTGTCTGCTCCAATTCCTCGATATAGTCAAGGTAAGAGTCAACACAAGGGAATCTATCATCCCCATAGCTTGCCCATACATACCGCTTACAGCCGTTTTCATCGGTGTAGGTGCAATCATCCCGAAGGGGATAAACCGCAAGGCATCCGTTGGAGTGCCACCCACTAGAAACGCCTAGGGTTTTCCCGGTGGAGTTCTTTAGGAGTAAGAATCCACCTTTTACATGGAAGCCCTTAAGGGTGAAGGGCTTCTTTGCAATCTCGATGTATACCGCAATTTCTTTTTCGTTTAACATGACTCTGCCTCCTCTTAGTAATAAACAATGCTTTTTACATTTTCGCTAGTACAAGGAACGCCTAAAGCGCTTTCATACTTTCCACTTTCGCCCATAATAAAGGGCTGTAGGGGCGAACTGTCGCCATAGATTGTAGTATTCCATAAATCGGTAAAGCATCCTTTTCCGTCAAGGGCGTAAATATGGATAGTTCCTTCATCGTCTGTAAATTCGTGAAAAGTCTTTTCTGCATCGGTGGGCTTTCCATCTTTTTGGCGAGGGCGAAGGGCGGAAAACTCTTCCTTGCCCATACCGCAGAATGCTTTTATGCACTCCTCTATATAGTCTGTATATTCACCTACCCACAAGCGGACAATATAGCCATCGTGGTATAGGTCGGCTATAGCCATATTAAGGACTAAGAGCCTTTTTCTATCGTCAAGTTCTTGCACAAGTGCCTCCCCTAAGTCTTCTCTTAGTGTATGATACTTGGCCATTTTCCGCTTCCTTTCTTTCTTTCAATCATGAGGGGGGGATACCCCCTCATTTTTATAAGCTATCACATAACAACTGGCAGGATAAAAGCGATTAAATAATCGTTAAATTCATCCAAAACAAATATAGGGTTATGTTTTTTAATACCTTTTGTTGTGTCTACCATATAGCGAACATTCTTAAAGGGTATAAGATTTAAAAACTTTTCATCTGCATAGATTTCCGTTCCGTCTTCGTGTCTAAATGTGTAAAGTGTCTTTTTTAAGTCGGTGTTTTTTTCGATTCTAACAAGCGAAACGGATTCGAGATTCATGTTATTAATATTGATAGAATCACCAAAACCATTTATCCCCTTTACATAGGTATCATTAAAAGGGTAAAGCCCTAGGTTTTTGTCACGGGAAACATTAATAAGAAAGTTTGATGTTCCTAAGTAGAAATCTTTTTCGGTTGCCGTAGAAACTCTTGTATCGGATTTCATAATATAGTCATAAAGTTTTTTGAATAATTGCTTGTCTTTCATAATTTACCTAACCTTTCTTTTGAAAAGGGGAGATAGACTCCCCAAGCCTTAGCAATACTCTTCTTCGTATAAGTGAAGCAGTTCTTCGCAAATCTCTTTGAAGTTTGGATTTTCCAAGGTTTCGAAGTCGGTATTATAATCGCCCTCTTCTGTGATGCATCCGCACTCTTTCAAAAATTCAAGCCCCCTATATACGCTAACGCCTTTATCTTCTTTATCGTAAAAATAGAAATTAATACTTCTGTCGTACTCTGCACCTACAAGATGGGTCTGAATGTAACTTTCGATGCCCTGTAAAGTGATTTTTTCCATGGTGTACTTCCTTTCTTTTGTGAGGGGGCTATATTAAGCCCCTAGTTTTTCAATGATTGCCAGAACTTCGGCTTCTTTGGTGTTTATCATCTTCCTAGCTTCCCTTTCGTCTATGCCGATTAAGCCGGAAAGCCTTTTACTTACATCCATGTAAGCGTTGAATTGTTCCCTATAGGATAGGTCGAAAGCTCTTTCGGATTCTTCGCTTTCTGCCTTAGCCATTTCTTCTTCTGCCCTGTCGCAAGCTTTCTTTGCTGTGATGTATGCCTGCATTGCTTCCTTTAACTCTATAATCTTCTGCATGGTGTACTTCCTTTCTTTAATAGGGTTTATAGGGTGTCGGCTATGGCTTCCTTTCCAATAGCCGACTATTTGTTCTATATTCTTGCTGAAATTGTGGGGGAATATTTGCTTACCTGTAGCCATTCCCCATAGTTTCCAGTATGTACTTTTCTTGTAAGAACCTTACATCCTCTTTCGTCCATCCCAAAGTGTGGAACATAAACGAAAGTAACCGTCTTTTCCGTTCTTTTTAGAACTCTGATGGCCTCCTTGTGCAAAGGGTCGCCATCGGCGTATTGTTGCGGCTCTCTGTAGTAAGAACCGATTTTAAATTTGGCGTTTCTTATCGCCTCCGCCTCTGCTTCCCTAGCCGCAGCGTTGGCGGTTTCAAGAATCGCTATAGCCTTTTCTAAGTCCATAGCTTTTTTTAGCCTGTAGTTCGTAAAGTTTATAATGTTTCCCATGATTTCCCCCTTATCCTATTTCCGCAAATTCTCTTGTGCCATTTCCGTAAATTTCCAATCTCTTTGTATTCTTAATCTCGAAGCTTACATTTTCCCAAAATTCAAGTGTATCTATAAAGTCGTTATATTTCTTTACCAGTTTTTTAATCAGACTTATATACAAATCGTCCGTTAATTCCTTATCTGTCGGAACAAGGCACTTTACAAGCTTTTCATGCATGGGGTTTGGCTCGAGTTTTATATAAATACACATCCTACCTTTTGCGGTAGTTCCTACAATTGCCATCTTCTTAGCTTCCTCGAGTGTTATTTTATTCATCCTATACCTTCTTTCTGCCCTGTGGGGCGGTGGGTTTGTTTTTGTTATGCCCCTATCATAATGTTATGCACCCAACTTGTAAATATGTAATAATAACCAAAGTTAGGTGCATTATTTTGTACATTGTGTTAGGTGCATAAAATAAGCGTGTTATGATATAGTATCCTTGGAGGTGATTACATGGACGAAAAAAGAAAAGAATATCTGCTACAGTATGAAAAAGAGAATATCCGCAGAATCCCTTTTAATGTACGCAGGTCCGACTATGAGGAACTAAAAGCCATAGTTGATAAAGAAGGCGTTCCGATGAATGCCTACATAAAGAAAGCCCTTAATGCGTATACTGGACAAGAAATATTCAAGGCGTAGGGGGGGCGAGTATGGAAGATAAAAAAGAAGAAATCCGCTTCGAGTGGGACGACAGAAAAAACGAAAGTAACATCAAAAAGCACGGAATCAGCTTCTTAGAAGCGGAAGAAGCGTTTTTTGATGATTGCGCCGTCAGATTTGACGACCCAGAGCACTCTATAGGGGAAGAAAGATTTTTGCTTATCGGGGCGACTGCAAGAGGCTTATTAATGGTTTGCCATTGCTACAGAGAAGAGGGCGAAGTTATTAGGCTTATATCTGCAAGGAAGGCAACAAAGAGCGAAAGATTAATTTATATAAAGGAGAATGAATAATGAGAGAAGAATATAACATCGAAGAACTAAACCCGAAAAAAAACCCATATGCCCAAAAGTTAAAAGAGCAATCGACTATACAGATAAGCCCGGCAGTAATGAATTACTTTCAAAAGCAAGCCGAAGGTCTTGATGTTTCTTCGCAAACTTTAATCAATATGTGTTTACTGGATATAGTGAACAACAATAAAAAAATTGGGTGGAATTAATTAAATGCGGGCAAGGAAGCAATGCACGGCATGAAAGCCAAAAAGAAAAAGCTAGGGTATATCGCCCTAGCTTTTATAGTGCCTGTATTTAATTTTCGATAATTTCTAAAAAGTCCTCATAAGCGGAGGCGTTGCTTTCCCATCCGCAAGCCTCTACATACTCCTCTAAGGACTCTAAGGCAGTTATATCCCTTGGACTGCTGCCGTCCTCTTTTAAGGCTTCCAGTACCTTTCTATAGGCACTTTCGAGGCTTTCTTTCTGCTCAGTAGTCAAGCTATCCCATGCTTCTCTGACTTCTTCCCTACCTGTAAATTTCATATATCCACCTTTCCGCCGATGTATCGGCTAAAAATTTTCTTTATTTTTTTTAATAAAACTTTCCATAAAATCCAAAAGAGTAGCCCCTTGAGATACCCCAAGGCGTTTACAGGTATCCTTAAATTCTTGTACTGTGCTTTCCTTTAGCTTAAAAGATATAGACTTATAGCCGTTTTTTTTGCTCCAATTTTCTTGATGTATGTATTTTTTTTCGCTCATTTTTCCCTTCTTTTCAATTCGTATAAAGAGTTTAGGAGCAAGGAAAGCGATAGAAGTAGCACCGCAGCATAGTATAGCATTGTATTATTTTTATTCAGTATAAGGCACGATAGAGCTATAGCTTGAAAAGGTATTATCTTTTTCATAGTCTTTTTCCTTTCTTTGTGATATAATTTACAAATTGGGAAGGGGGAATCCTTTCCCCCAACCCTGCCAAGTTAAGGCTTCACTATACTTACTATACTAGCGACTATTGCGGTGATGGCACTAAGTACGCTAAGCCAGTAAAGAAGGTCTTGCTTGGCTTTTTTGTTTCTTTTTTTGTTGCCCATTGCTTTCTCCTTTCTGTGGGGCGTTTACTAGGTACACCTAAATAATATCAAGATAGTTTCCTTTCGTCAATACTTTTTTCGATTATTTTTTAAAATATTTTTTTGAGTGTTAGCAGGCTTGCAAAAGTCTGCTATTTTTGTGTCCGTTTTATTGGACTATATAGAATAAAATCGTACAAGCGTTTGTGCGTATAAAGCCCTGGAAAGACTAGCCTTGCAAGGTGTCGAGCCATGCCAGAATAAAAAGGTACTTCCCGGGGCTAAAATTTTGGTATGGGTCGCGGAAGCGCCCTAGTTTTGGCTATAAAATATTAAAAAATAGGAGATTTCCTTCCCTTTCGGATTTCCGGCAGGGGGGCAGATTTAAGGGAAATTGGGCAATAAATAGACTATTTTTAGGGGTATTTTTGAAAGCAAAGGCTTGTTTTGATGAAATTGAGTGCTGATATACGAAGATTCCGGCAAAAATGCGCTTGATTTCATTTGCGCAACAAGTCCTTGACTGGAAAGCGACAGAAGATAAGCAAAAATGCAAGCTTAAGTCTTAAAAATACTTGACTATTTAAGACTTACCTCTATAATGAAACTGGATATAGTGTTTCTATCAGAGAAATGTACTATATCTAGTATATGTATAGCTCAAACTCGAAGAGGTTCCTTTCCACCTCTAAGGAGTCTCTTCTTTTTTGTGCTAAAAAGAGGGGGTGGACATATCATGGTTGTAAATCAACAGGAGCTAGCTAGGTGCTTAGGACTTACAGCTCGACAAGTAAGAAACTTAAGAAAAGACTATGGTATGTTCCCCAATAATGATAGTAAGAAGTATGCCTTGGAAGAGTGTATCCAGGAATATATCCGATTCAAAATCGAAGAGGAAACTGGACGGCGTTCCAATCTAAGCAAGGAAAAAGTATCCGCAGAGCATGAGGAAGTGAAAAAACAGATAAGCTTGCTTAAGCTAAAAAAGCTAAAGGCGGAACTGCACCTTGCAAAGGATGTAGAGCGGTATCTAACTGGAATGCTACTGGCGTTCAAGGCAAAACTTGAAGGCCTTCCCACAAAGATGGCAATGCAAGTGGCCGGAATGACCGATGTAAACGAAATTATTAACACGCTTTCCAAGTCTGTAAGGGAAGCACTTAATGAGCTATCGGAGTATGACCCACAGGAGATAGATGGAAAAGTCTCCATAGCGGAAGATATTGAAGAGGAGGAAGGGGAAGAGGAAGAACTGACAGAGGAGGAGTAATATGCCGTTTGGTATGAAAGCCTGCAAGGTAAGGGCTAAAACGGCAAGACTGTTTAGAAAGGTTATTAAGAATACTCTGCAGCCGGAAGAGGTATTTACGGTATCTAAGTGGGCAGAAGAGAAGCGTGTATTAGATAATTCAAGTAACCTTAGCGGTAAATGGAGCAATGCATTTACACCTTACCTTTGTGAAATAATGGATACATTGAATGACCCTTATGTTAGAGAAGTGTATTTTTGCAAGCCTACACAGGTTGGAGGAACAGAGGCACTTATCAATATGCTTTGCTATATAGCAGATGCAAGTCCTGCACCTACAATGGTTGTATATCCAACTGACGACCTAGCAAAGGATACCTCTAACGCAAGGATAAAGCCGGCTTTCCGTCTTATACCATCCATAAACCGAAAGTTCCTGGATAATCAGTCTAAGGAGCTTGAATTAAGGCTTAGGGGAATGAATATCTATCTCCGTGGAGCAGGCTCACCTTCCAAGCTGGCCAGTAAAGCTATTAAGTATTTATTTTTCGATGAAATTGATAAGATGGGCGGTGCTTCCAAGAAGGAGGCAAGCCCATTTTCTCTTGCAAAGGAAAGAACAAAGACTTATAAGCCACAAGAGAAGATTTTCGCTACATCAACGCCGACTATCCGTTCAAACTATATATGGGATTTAAAGGATAATGCGGAGGAAGAGAAGCATTTCTTTGTGCCTTGTCCTCATTGTGGGGAAATGATTGAGCTTTCTATGAAGTCTATCAAGTATTCTAATGATGAAAGCTTAAGCAATGAGGATAGAGCGAATACGGCCGGTTATTACTGTCAAGAATGCGGAGCGGAGATATTGGACGGAGATAAGCCGAAAATGCTTAGGCATGGCGAATGGAGAACGGTCCGAAAGAGAGGAATCGGCCATTCAAAGAAGGTTGCCTACTGGATGAACACTTTGTACTCCATATTCATTAAGTGGAGCGATGTGGCAAAGGAATTTTTGGATTCTAAGGACGACCCGGAGAAACTGCAGAACTTTGTGAACTCATGGCTTGCTGAACCGTGGGAGGATGCAGAAACAAGAATCACAGAGGACAGTGTGCTGAATGCACAAACGGATGTAGAAGAGTTCATAGTTCCGGATTGGGCAAAGCTTGTAACTGGTGGAGTCGATGTGCAGAAGAACTCTTTGTACTACACCATAAGAGCATGGGGAGACTACAGTACATCGCAGAACATCACTCATGGGCAAGTGGCTTCTTGGGAAGATATAGAAAGAGTTATGAACCGCATCTATGAGACAGAGGACGGCAGCAGGAAGTTTGCCGTAGAGCTTTGTCTTATAGATAGTGGATATAACCAGGATGAAACATTGGAGTTCTGCATTAACAATTCCGATTGGGCAAAGCCTGTTAAGGGAGCAAGTAATGACCTTTTGGATAGATTCAAGATTTCAAAGATTGAGAAAACAGGGGATTTTAACGGAATGCAACTCATTCTGACTGATGGTAACAAGTACAAGGATTCAATCTCTAACCGAATGAAGAGGGTAAAGGGAGAGAATACCGGTGCATGGATGGTTTATAAAGGCTGTGATAAGCGATATTCGCAAATGATTACAGCGGAGCAAAGAGTAACAGAAAAGACAAGGACAGGAGTTAAGTCCGTATGGAAGCCAAAGGCAAAGCATATTGATAACCATTACTTAGATTGTGAAGTTTACGCAATGGCTGCAGCAGAGCTTCTTGGAATCCGGTACGAACACTTAAGGAATGTGCCTTCGCTTAAGACAGTACAGGCGGAAAATAATGCAAGCGATAATAACCAGTCTAACAACTGGATACAAGCGCAGGATAATTGGTTAGGAGGGTAAATGGAAAACGAAAGAGAAGAGAACTTAGAGAAGGAGTTAAGCTTTGTTTCGCCGAAAGAACAGCTTGCAATAGTAAACACAGCCATTCAGTCCGTACTGGAAGGAGGCCAGTCTTACAAGATTGGTACAAGAATGCTTACGAGGGCGAATCTTACGGAGCTTGTAAAGCTGCAGAAGTCTCTTATGGGATTGGTTGCACAGGATGATAACAGCAATCTGTTCTCTGATACCTATAGGGCAGTTTTTGATGGGAGGTAGGCACTGTGAATTGGTTAGATAATTTAATAGGCTTTGTATCCCCAAAGACGGCCTATAAACGCCAAGCCTATAGGAATGCTATTGAGGCATCCAGGGCATACGATGCGGCCAACTACAAGAACGCCAATGCAAACTGGCACGCTAGTATAGAATCCGCTGAAATGGGCTTGTCCAGTTCAAGAGAGATTATCAGAGCTAGGGCGAGAGACTTGGAGAACAATTCCGACATTATGAACTCTATCTTAGGAGCTTATAAAAGAAATGTTGTCGGAGCAGGATACAGGCTAAGGGCAAACACAGGGAAAAGTAACTTGGATAAGGACATTGAGTCCTTATGGCATGAGTGGACAAAGGCAAAAAACTGTGATGTTACAGGGCAGCAGTCTTTGAATCAACTACTAAGAATGGCAATTACCCGGAAGAAGGTAGACGGAGGAATCCTATTTATCAAGTGCCATACGGATGATGGGGTTATTCCGTTTCAACTGCAGGCCATTGAGGTAGACGAGCTTGATACTACTGTGATGAGTCCAAAGAACAAAGAAAACAGGGTTATCGGTGGTATTGAATACAATCAATACGGTAAGCCTGTGGGGTACTACATAAGAAAATACGATATTCAAGGCTATAACATCCTAGATGCCCAGTATTACGAGGCAAAGGATGTTATTTTTATGTGTTCCAAAACAAGGCCTTCGCAAGCGAGGGAAGTGTCCGACATGGCGCAAACACTTACAAGAATCCGTGATATTAACGAGTTCTTGAACACGATTGCCATTAAGGAACGAGTTCTTGCTTGTCTTTCCGTATTTATTACGCAGGATACTCCGCAAACAGGAATCGGAGGACGAAGTAACAAGGAATTTGACGGACAGAAGTACAACTACCAAGGAAAGACCTTAACGCCCGGAATGATTCAGTATCTAAACAGCGGAGACAAGGTATCCACAGTACAGCCGACAGGACAGGCGGTAGATGCTACAGCCTTTGTTAAGCAGCAAATGCGCATGGTTGGTAGCGGACAAGGCGTGTCCTATGAGGTTGTGAGCCGTGACATGAGCGAAAGTAACTATTCCTCTGCTAGGCAAGGAATCATTGAGGACGAGTTGACCTATCAAGAGGATATAGAGATAGTCGAGTCCTTCCTTGATGAAGTTTACGAATGTTTTATTGCATCTGCTTACCTTTCCGGGAAGCTAAACATAGAACGCTTCGGAACGAATCCGGACGACTACCTTAAGCATAAGTGGATTAAAGCTCCTAAGCGGTGGATAGACCCGGCAAAGGAAGCAAATGCAAACAAGACAGCCCTGCTTACCGGAGAAAAAACCTTCGTAGACCTAGCTTCGGAACATGGTAAGGACTGGCGAAGTCAAATTGATGAAATGGCAGAAGTTCAAGAGTATGCCAAAAGCAAAGGCGTGACATTGGGAGGGGGTGAAAAAAGTAATGGCAAAGCCGAAGGAATCGGAGAAACTGCAAAGGTCGGTGAACCTAGCAATCCAGGAAACGGCGGAAAACAGTAAGCAAGTAGAGTTGTCCTTCTCCTCCGAAGAGCCGTATAGGAGATTCTTCGGGGATGAGATTTTGGACCATTCAGAAGGTTGTGTTGACTTATCAAGGCTCAATGATATAGGCGTTGTCCTATTCAATCATGACAGAGACAAGGTTATCGGCAAGGTTATCAATGCAAGAGTTGAGGAAGGCCGAGGAAAGGCAACTATCGAATTTGACGATGATGACTTTTCTGAAAGTATCAAAAAGAAAGTCGATAGCGGAACTCTTAAGGCCGTTTCCGTGGGATACCTTGTGAAAGAGTGGGAAGAAGTCAAGAAAGGTAAGACTTCCGCAGATGGAAGATTCAAGGGGGAATGTGTAGTTGCTAAGAAGTGGCTTCCCTATGAGATTTCCATAGTGTCTGTTCCGGCTGATTCTACTGTAGGGGTAGGGCGCACAATGGAAGAGGAAGAAGCGCAAGAACAAGCGCAAGAAACAAAGGCAAATCTGCTTGGAATTTATGAGAAGCAGTTAGCTATAAACCAAAAACTTTATGGAGGAAAGTGATGAAGAAATTCAAAGACATTTTGAAGAGACAGCAAGAGATTTTATCTTTTGCAAAGACACAGGGAAGAGACTTGACCGCAGAAGAGTCTGTAGAGTTTGACAAGTTGGAGAAAGACTTGGAGAGCCTTGCTGCAGAAGAGGAAGAGGATGAAACAGCAAAGAGAGCTTTGGCTGACGAGAGAAAGCGTGTAAACGAGATTCTTGACTTATGCAAGGGGCTTGATGTTGATTCCGCTAAGTTCATTAAGGAGAATACTTCCGTTGATGAAGTAAAGTCCTTAGTGATTGAGGATTTAAAGAAGAAGAGTTCTCCTGTATCCACAAGACAGACCGTCAATGCAAGCGTTACAGAGGATGAGGAAGATAGATTCCGTGCGATGGCTGTAGATGGAATCCTTATGCGTGGTGGTGTCCAGGTAGACAATGCGAAGGAAGGCGCAGAGAAGTTCGCTCATTCTTCCTTAAGAACCATTGCGGAGGAGTGTTTGTCCCGGACGGGAGAAAGCCCCTATCAGTCTGTACGCTTTATGAGTCCCGATGAACTGTATACCGAGCTTGGCAGACAGTTTTTCAATCCTACAGCAGCTTTCCCGGCAATCCTTGATGCCGTAGCTAAGAAGGCAGTCGTAGAAACCTATAAGAAAGTTCCTACTACCTTTGAAAAGTGGGTAACTATCGGCTCTAAGTCCGACTTTAAGGAGGATACAGACCATGAGTATGTAATTAATACCATGGGAGACTTTGAGGAAGTTCCGGAGTCCGGAGAGCTTAAGCACGGCACTATTCAGACAGAGCTGCTTCCCACAAGAAAGCTTAAGACCTTCGGTAAGCAGTTTACTATGAGCAGACAGGCTTTCATCAATGATGACATTGGAATCATCACAAGAATGCCTGCTCTTTACGCTGCACAGGCAAAGAAAACCTTGGATAAGATGGTTTATGCTGTAGTATTCAACAACGGAAAGATTTTCGATGGAAATAATCTTTTCGATGATGCAAAGCACGCTAACCATATTGCTACCGGAACAGCTCCAACAAGGGAATCTTTGCAAAAGATGATTACAAAGCTTTCTCTGCAGAAGGACCAGTTCGGCGAGGCAATCTATGCTACGCCGGAGTTCGTAATTATCCCAACTGGATACCAGTTCGACCTGTATACCATTCTGCACTCTGCACTTGTTCCGGAGAATGACACTAACGCTGCTAACCCATTGTATAACTACAATTTGAAGGTTATTGAGTCTCCTGTTCTTAATGCTTTGGCAAAGGATAAGGCGTGTCCTTGGTTCTTGGTTGCCAACAAGTACACGGCCGGTTCTGTAGGAGTTGACTTCCTAAACGGAAAGCAGCAGCCTACTATCCGAAGAATGGAAACTGCAGGACAGCTTGGATTTATCTGGGATGTGTACCTTGATGCAGGAATCTATGTTAAGGACTACAGAGGAATCGTTAGAAATGACGGCGTGAAGATTGTGTAAGGAGGTAAAGGATGAAAGCAATTTATAAGCAGAAAGGCGAAAGCTTAGACTACACCAACAATGGAACAGCTACCATTGAGGCAGGAGAGCTTGTGGTAATTGAAAAGCACGTTGGCGTTGCCGGATGCCCTATCAAGGCAGGAGAGACAGGAAGCCTCCATGTAGTTGGAGTGTTTGAAGTGCCTTGCAAGGCATTGACAAGCCCTCTTAAGGTTGGGCAGGATGTGTATTTCAAGCCAACAGACGGCGTTACCACAACTGCTTCCGATACTCCATTGGGATATGTTGTTAAGGCAGCAGAGAACGGAGCAACAAGCGTACTTGTAAGAATCGGTTAAGACACAGGCTAGGGCTATTAAATGGCTCTAGCCTATTTTTTGGAGGTGCTATGGGATTTAAGAAGTGGGCATTTAAAGACATAGCCAGTACATTCCTTAATCTTGAAGAGTTCGGCGAAACGCATTTAATCAATGGAAAGCCTATGACTGTAATTATCGACTCTAACGAAGTAGAGGAAAGAGGTAAGAAGCAGCTCGAGCATAGCAGAATTGATGGAATCTATGAGGACAATATCATTCTGTATGTATCCAGGAAGAACATTGGTAAACAGCCTGCAAGAGGACAAGCAATCAAGATTGATGCGAAGGAGTTCCGTGTAACGGATTCTAGGGATGAGGGAGGAGTTTACTCTATTACTTTGAGGGCTTTTAAATCATGAGCGAAAACTATAAAAAAGCTGTGGATTCTATATCTATTGAACTGGACATGGAATCCTATAACAAGATTGTCCGTGCTATGAACCAAATTACCGGGAAGAGCGCAGAGTTTATCATGGCAAGCGCCGCCAACAGGATTCTTAAGACTACTCAAAGGCGACTTGTAAAGGCTGATAAACGAGAGTATACAGGAGAGTTCGTAAAAGGCACGAAAGACCGAAGCTCTATTGAGAAAGCGAAAGTGAGTGTCGGAATCGCAAGTGCTTCCGTGAACTTTAAGTCAAGAATTACCGGAATCTCAAAGTTCTATATGTCAAGAAAGGATACCACAACCAAATGGGATAAAGGACACGACATAAATGTTCCGGTTGCGGTTGTGGGTGGTGAAACGATTTATAGAAGAGTGGCGAAAACAAGAAATTCACCGTCTGTTCTTGTAGGGCAGATTAAAGGACAAAGAAAGTATATTACTAAAGCCTTTAAAATGCTGATTCACAACACAAAGAAAGATGGTACTGCCGGAGGCGACCACTTTTTTCTTGGCTACAGAAGCGATAAGAAAGACGAGAATGGCAAGAGAAAGCTTCACCAAGTGTTGGGTTCTTCCGATAGAGCGAGAATCCAAAACGAAAAGGTTTACGGCAAGGAAGAAGCTGAACTTGGAAAAATGTATCTTGATGAGTGTATGAGGCGACTGGATACAGCCCTAGCGAAAGTGAGGTAAGAATGACAGATTTCCCGGTAACTTCTCCATTGGGCTTGCAGATTGCTCTTACAAAGGAGCTTAAGTCCTTGTTTGATGGGATGTTGTTCCAAAACGCTGTTGATAACGGTGAAAGCTTAACAAAGCTAGCTATCTATGAGCAGGCACTTCCGATTGCAACAAAGGAAGTTAAGGCTTATGAGGACGAAACAACGGATACAACGGATTTCTATACGGATGAAGTGGAAGACTCCATCATTAAATGCCCATGGTGCAATGTGAAAATTGATAAGTGGTGGCAAGACAAGGACAATCGGTGGGTTGTGAAGGTCGCTTTTATCTTCGGTATCTATAACAATGATAAATCGAATCGTGGACACAGAGAGATTATCAATCTGATAGAGAAGGTACGGCAGAGATTCACCTTGGACCCCATGTTAGAAAGCCAGTACAGAAACAGGGGAACTTTTGATGCCGAGGTAAACGAAGAGGACACTTACCCTTATTTCTTCGGCGTAGTCACTACAGACTTTGAATTGAAAGGAATTGAGAGAGAATGGGAGAAGTATCTGTAAAAGAGGATAAGGCTGTGGATACCACGGCAGAAGAAGTGGTAACGGCAGAAGCAAATGCTCCAAGTAAGGAAGAAGATAAAAAGCAGAACAATAGTTCTGAAAAACAATCTTCCGAAAAGCAATATATCTATCTTGGAGAATCAAGAAGAGGACTTCCGCACGGAACAATCTTCTTAGGGGAGCTTCCGAGCTATATCCAGGAAGAAGTAAAGATGGACAGAGCCTTTGCAGAAAGAATCCTTGTTCTGGAAGGTAATGTTATAAGACAACTTGTTGATTAAGAAGGGAGAAAGAACAAATGGCATATATGCACAGAATTAGCACTGTCGAGAATGCTACTGCCGTGAAAGCACCTGTAAAGTCTGAAAACGGCGTAAGAGTGTTTGTCGGAACAGCTCCGGTACATACCACAGCATACGGAACAGTAAACGAGCCAGTATTGGTAAACAGCTTTGAGGAAGCAGTTAAATACTTCGGTTATTCCGAGGACTATGCAAAGTATACCCTTTGCGAAGCGATGGATGCTTGCTTTAAGCTTTACAACATCGCTCCGGTGGTATTTATCAATGTGTATGACCCAACAAAGGGAAAGTCTGCAGCGGCAACTCCTAAGACTGTGAACATCACAGAAGTAGGCGTTGTTGATACCACTCTAACCAATGTAGCACTTGGAAGTGTAACCATTAAGCCGAACAACGGAGAAGAGATTCCTGCAAAGGCTTCCGAAGATTTTGAGCTTTTCTATGACACAGACGGAAAAGTTAAGCTCCGCGTAAAGAAGATTCAGTCCGGAGTAACCAGTGTAGCTCTTAAGTACACAGACGGCCTTGCAGACGTAACCGCAGTATCCGCGAATGACATTATCGGCGGATATGACGTAACCACAGGAGCTACTAAGGGAATTGAAGCAATCAGAAATGTATATCCTAAACTGGGAGTGATTCCAAGTATCTTGGCTTGTCCTAAGTTTGGCGGAGAACCTTTGGTTGCTTTGGCTCTTAGTGCAAAGACAGAGGATTTAAACGGCTTGTATTCCTGTGAGTGCGTGCTTGACCTTCTGTATAAGGCACAGGCAACAAAGCTTACATCCTATGCAGACGTTGAGACAGCCAAGAAGTATCTTGGAGTAACCAATCCTCATGCAATGGCATTTTTCCCTTGTGCTAAGGTAGGCGGAAAGGTTTTCCATCTTTCTACCCTTGCTGCTTGCGCTATGGCAAAGTGCGATATGGACCATGGAGATATTCCTTATAAGTCTCCATCTAGTGAGAGCATCCCTGTATCTGCTACTTGTCTTTCTGACGGAACGGAAGTATTCCTTGACGTTCCACAAGCAGAGCTTGTAAACGGACTAGGGGTTGTAACGGCCATTAATGATAACGGCTTTAAGCTTTACGGAAACAACACTACAGCTTATCCGAAGTCCACAGACCCGAAGGATAGATGGATTGCCTGCAGACGAATGATGAGTTGGTACAGAAACCGCTTTATTCAGACCTATAAGAACAAAGTGGATGAGCCGGCCAACTATCGTTTGTCTGAAGCTGTGGTTGATTCCGAGAACATTTTCCTTAACTCTTTAAAGGCAGCAGGCATTATCGCAGGAGGACGACTTAGCTTTGATGAAGCAGAGAATCCAAAGGAAGCAATCCTTGACGGAAAAATCGTATTCAGCACAAAGATTGCGTTCTTTACTCCGGCAGAATGGATTGTGGACCATATTGAGTTTGACCCAACTTTGATTTCTAGTGCGGTAGGAGGTAACAACTAATGGCAGGAAAAATCGGTATCAATAGTATCCCGGAGGTTTTAAACGGCTTTAATGTGTACGACCATGATGGAGGTAAGCTCATCGGTATTTCCGATAGCGTTACCCTTGCTCCGTTAAGTATGCTTACCGCCACCATTAGCGGTGCAGGCATCGGCGGTGAGTACGCTGCTCCTGTAATTGGACATACGCAGTCCATGCAGCAGGAAATTCCGTTCAGAACGCTCTATCATGACATTACTAAGTTTGTAGACCATTCCAAGGTAACAGGCGTTACTTTGAGAGGTGCTATCCAGGTAACAGACCCCTCCACCGGAGTAACAGACTATTCACAGGTGCGAGTGGTTGTCCGTGGAAAGACCCTTGAAATTAACCCGGGAAGCGCCAAGGTTGGAGAAGCTTTCAATGCAAGCATGAAACTCGAAGTTATCTATATGCTTGTGGAAGTAGACGGCGAGAAGCTTATCGAGCATGACAAGCTCAATGAGATTTTCGTAGTGAACAACGAGGACATCATGGATAAAGTAAGGAGATTGTGCTAATGGCTAGTACAAAGAAAACGACTAAGGCAGAGGAAAACTCTGCCTTGGATTTCAATATGGATGATTTCAAGTTTGAATTAGAGCTTCCAATCACCTTTGAAGGAACGGAGTACAAGGAGATTTCCTTAAAAGGCCTGTGGGATTTAGACTTGCAGGGCTTAACCGAGATTGACAGAGAGTTTAAACGCTTGACCGGAACTACCATGACGGCGAACACGCCTGTAGATACCATGTATAGTGCATTGGTTGTGGCCAAGGCTAACGGAATGCCTTATGAGTGGCTTATGAAACTCAAGGCAAGGGATGCAATTAGGCTTAGAACATCGGTATTTACTTTTTTTTACATGAGGGCATAGAGGAAACAGGACTTAAAAAGCTTACGGCAAAGGTGGCTATGATTACCAACACGCCGATAAGCTTTTTTTATTCCATTCCTTTAGTAAATCTCTTTGACGAAATAAAGCCCATTATTGACGGAATAAAGGAGTATAGGGATGGCAAGTAAAGAATACAAACTAGCTGTGCGAATCATGGGAATCATGGATGGCAGTTTGAGTAAGAGTGCAGCTCTTACAAAGAAGCAAATCAGAGATATTGCAAAGCAAGCTGCAGCCCCCGGTATTCCTAATGCAGTACAACAGCTTGCGAACAATGAGAAAATCCTTAATGCCCCATATAACGCCATGAAGAAGATTGGAAAAGCCGGAGCTGTAGCAATGGGAACAATCTCTGCAGCAGCATTAATGGCAGGGAAGAAAGCCGTTGATGTAGGAATGGACTTTGACAAGGCTATGAGTTCTTGGAAGGGAACTGCAAAGGCAAGTGAGGCAGAGTTTAACCTTGCTAGAGAAGCGGCCATGAAATACGGAAGAGAAACCACAAAAACGGCCACAGAATCCGCAAATGCTTTAGAGTACATGGCTTTAGCAGGATGGAGCGTGGGAGATTCCGTAAAGGCTCTTCCGAGCGTTCTTAAGCTTTCCGAAGCCACAAACTTAGACCTTGCAAGAACTTCTGACCTTGTAACAGATTCCATGAGTGCTACAGGAGAAGTAATTGGCGAGAATGGAACGAATTTGCAAAGATTCCTGGATGTTGCGACTATGGCCAATAACAAATCCAATCAGACTGCAGAACAACTCATGGAAGCATGGATTCAGACTGGCGGTGTCTTTAAAGGGCTTAAGGTAGATATTGAGGACAGCGCAACGGCATTAGGTGTCCTTGCAAACAGAGGCATCAAAGGTTCAGAAGCCGGAACAGCTCTGAATGCTATTATGATTAACCTTACCACAGGAGCAGGACAAGCCGGAAAAGCCATGCAGAAGTTAGGAGTATCTGCATTTGAAAACGGAAAGTTCAAAGGCTTAAAGCAGACACTAACAGAGGTTAGAGACAAGCTATCAGGGCTTACAGAAGAGGAACAGAACTACTACAAGGCAAGAATCGGTGGAAAGCATCATATTGATGCCTTTACGCACTTACTTAACGGATTGGATGCCGTTAAAGACGGAAAGAATGAATGGGATGGATTGAATGAATCCCTAAGAAATGCCAATGGTTCTTTACAGCAGATGGCTGCTACAAAGATGGATAACCTGTGGGGCGATACAAAGATTTTACAATCCGCTATGCAGGACTTAGGAATCAAGGCAAGCGATGCCATAAACATACCATTAAGAGATGGAGCAAAGGCGTTTACTAATATGGTTTACGCATCCGATGGCTTCATCGGTAACTTGGAGGAGCTGTATCCGAAGCTTAAGCGTGGTGCAGAAGGCTTCGGAGAGTTTGTTGAGCCTGTGCTTAAGATTGGAGAGTTCTTTGTAAGCAATCCGGAGTGGCTGACAGGAGCGGTAACTGGCTTTGCTTCCATGGCGGTATTCATGAAGGCTTCCAACGCAGTACCAAAGGGGATTGAGTCGATTGTCGGCCTTGTTACCGCTTTGGGCGCAAATCCTGCATTAGCATGGGCGACTGGCCTAAGCCTTCTCGCCGGAGGGATTATCGGGGTAGCAAGAGCCGTTGATGCCTACAATGCCAAGGAAGGAAAGAAAGACCTTAATAAGCGTTTCGGCGATATGAAGCTATCTCTTAAAGAGCTTGGCGATGTTGCTATGGAGATTGTCGGAAAGAAAACCTTTGAAAGACTTTCCCAGGCAAGTAAGCAACTATCCGCAGTCGGACAATACAGTAAGGAGATTGATAGGACAGCGGAAAGCTTGCAAAAGCTACAGCTTAGACTAAGTGTAAACTCTGATTTCAATAAGGAAGATGCAGAGAAGCTAGGAACTGAACTTGAAAACTTGGCTTCCGGAGTATCTAACCTTGTGTCCGAACAGCAAATTGCTATGCACTTCTCCATTCGTGGGCTTTTTGGTGAGGGCGATGCTACCGGAGAAGGATTGATAAAGCAGTTTGACGGAATGTATACAAGCATCCGTGGCGATGTTGAACGAATCGGAAAGCAATTAGGCGATGAGTATAAGAAAGCCATGGAGGACGGCATTATCACGCCCATAGAGCAAGAAACAATCAACACTCTGACACAACAGCTTCTCGACCTTAAAGAGCAAGCTATGCAGTCTGAAAACAATGCTAAGTGGAGCTTGCTTAACAATGATGCAGAAAATGCCCCCTTAACAAGTGAGTCTTTCGCTAATGTTGTGAATAAATCTGGCGAATACGCAAAGGAAATGGCAGACAATGCGGATGAACTGGCTAAGAATGCATTGATGAATGCAGAATCCGCTTTAAAAAAATCCAAGGAGCTAGGACTTTCGGAAGGACAAGACGGGTATTACAGCCAGTCAATGTACAATAGCGCTATTGCAGACATTGAGAAGCGGCGGCAAGGCGTTGTTATGGAAGCAAAGGCGAAACCTATTGAATTGCTTACCAATAAGATTCTTAGTGCTTATGGAAAAGAATTTAATGAAAGAGATAATCGTATTAGAAACTTAGAGCCGGGAGCTGTGTTAAGGTACGATGAAGAGGACCTTGTGCGCTTTGAAAATAAAAAAGCTCAAAGAGGACTTGAAGACTACTTAAAAGAATACGCAGAGCCGATTAAGCAATTCCGTGAGGAAGTGGCAAGCATGGAGACTATTCCGGAGGATGTTCAAAAGACACTTGATAAACTTGATAAGATTGAAAGTGTCACCGGGGATAAGAAACAACGGAAGAAATTCTTGCAAAACTTCTTTGGTAGCGAAAGTGAATTAACCGAAAGTGCGAAATACTATGCAAGTGTTTACGGCTATTCTCTTAAGAAAGAGTTTTCTAAACCTATTTCGGTTAATACGAACATCCAACTACAAAACGGAAGCATGAGCGGTATGGAGAGCATCATAAATTCTGTAAGGAATTTCTTTAGCGGACAGAATGTAAAGGTAAATATGCCGATTGCGCCTTTCGCAAATCCTGCAGCAAAGGTTGAGTCTACAGCAAAGGCAAAAGGACTGGATAAACCTAGCTTAATAAGGAAGTTTGCTATTGGCGGAAGAGTGAACGGTCCGACAAATGCCTTAATTGGAGAAGGTGGGGATGCAGAATATGTTATCCCTATGAACAACTCCGCAAGAGCTGCAAGCCTTTTACAGCAAGCAAATGCAGAGCTATCCGGTATCAATCCATCAGTAGGTGGGCAGCATAACATTAGCTATAGTCCGACTATCAATATATCAGGGGGAAATGCTAATGAAATAAAGTCCGTTTTATCGGACAGTTATGCAGATTTCAAAGCCATGATGGATAGATACGCAAGAGAAACAAGAAGAACATCATTCTAAGACAGGAGGGGAAAGTGATAAATAATACTTATAAGACAATTCTAGGGGATACTTGGGATTTAATCGCTTTAAAAGTATATGGAACAGAGAAGCTTTTCCCTCTTCTCATGGAAGCGAATCCGCAGGAGATAGGAACTTTAGTCTTTTCTGCCGATACAGTCTTAAACATTCCACCTGTGAATACAGAACTGGAAAGAGCAAGCCATAGAGAAGATTGGAGGAATTGGTAGTGGACGGAAGCGAAAACTATACAGCCAAAGCAAGATATGCCGAAACCATAGCTTTATATAATGGTGGCTCTTACAATCTGACTAAGTATCTATCCTCTTTGCAGTATACGGATAATGCCTGTGATACTTTGGATTCCATAAGCTTGGAGCTTGATTTAAATGCCATGAATGCAGCAGGCGGATTCAGTCCACAAAAAGGAGAGGACTTAGACATTTACATCATCATGCGGAATTGGTATGTAAATGGTAAGCACGAGGAATACCATTGCGGTAATTTCGTTATTGATGAAATATCCATTACAGGCGCACCACGAGTTATGACTGTGAAAGGAGTATCACAGCCGGCCGATTCAGAATTAAAGGATAGGCAGCGTTCTAAGGCTTGGACAAATGTAACCTTACGACAATTAGTGGAAGAGATTCAAGGCAAGTACAGTATGCCGAATCTCTTTTTTAATTGCCAGGATGTAACTATAGAAAAGATAGAGCAGACTAATGAGACAGATTTATCATTCCTGCAAAATGTTTGCAAGAAGTATGGAGTCTGCATGAAATGCTATAAGACAGGCTTTGTTTTGTATGACGAAACAGCGTATGAAGCAAGGGATATATATAATTTCTATGGGGAATATCCGAGTAATTCCGTAAGCGGTAGCAATGAAGGCTATACAGACTGGACTACCCACGAGATACAGCCGGACTATAACTGGACTACTTCTTTGCAAGGATTTTATACAGGAGCGGAGCTAAGGTATAAGAATCCCAAAAAGAAGCAGGAAACAATCACAGTTAAGGTCGGAACGGAAGAAAAGGTTCTGTATATCAATGAGCAAGTACAAGAGCAATCAGAAGCCGAGAGAGTGGCAAAAGCTAGGCTTAATGCACAGAATAGAAACGCAACAACAATTACATTTAAGCCTACAGTCTTTGACTATGGGCTTTTCTCTACATACAACATCGAGATAAAAAACTGTGGTATGTGTGATGGAAAGTATTTTGTGGATAGAGTGGATGTAACTTTGGACAGCGGAGGACTAACGCAGAATGTAACTGCTAGGAAGATTATTCAGAGGGTATAAACATGGATAACATCAGAATCGGAACTGTAGGAACAGTAAATTATCAGAAAGCTATGGTATCCGTTGTTTATACGGATATGAACGACCTAGCGACCGCAGAGCTACCTTATTTTTCCTTTACAGGAGAATACAAGATGCCAAAGGTGGGGGAGCAAGTGCTTGTCCTGCATTTATCCAATGGAGAATCCTTTGGAGTTGTCCTTGGCGGATTCTACTCCGAAGAGGAATTGCCAAAGGAAACAGGAGAAGACATTTTCTATAAACAGCTTACTGATTCTATAGCCATCAAGGCACAAGGAGAAACTTTGGAGCTTGCAGGAGTAAACATCAAGGCATTAGAGCAAAGGTTAGCTGAATTAGAAGCAAAGGTGGCAAGCTTAGGGGGATAAACATGATAGGACAGTTCGGAGAACTTACCTTTTTCCATAAAGGAAAACAGACGAGGACATTTACTGATTTCAAATCATCCATTGGGCTAAAGACGGAGGAACATCCTGTTGTTGGTTGGAAAGGTCGCTTAGAAGTAACTGGCGAGGAATTGGACGAAGTAACGCTCCATATTGTGTTTTCTGTCGAGCTTGGACTTAGGCCAAGGCAACAGTACGAACTACTTCGGAAGATTATGCGAGATAGACAGGCGCAGTATCTCATTATTGGAAACAGATCCATTATGGATAGGCGGTGCATTATCACAAACATTTCTTCCGAGTGGGAAGAGATACACAAAGGCGGAGAAGTCGGAAGAATTGAGGTCGATGTAACCTTTAAGGAGTATCAATAATGGATTTCAGAATAGAATCAAACGAAAGAGAGCGACTGGAAGAGTCAATTATAAGGCAACTGTCCACCTTGTATAAGACAAGGCGTGGAAGTATCCCCATGCATAGGGATTTTGGGCTTTTGTGGGAGATTCTTGCAGAGCCTACTCCGATTTTTCAGAATAGATTTACTGTAGAGGTTGTTACGCAGACGGAAAAGTATGTTCCCGGTGTGGCCGTGGACTATATAGAGTATATAGACCGTGGGGACGATGGAATACAAGCTATTGTTCATGTGAAAAGGAGGTAGAATGGGAGTTTTTGACAGCTATCCAAAAGTTGATTTTATCGAGGGCATGACTGCAGAAAAATTGGAAGCAGAAATGCTATCGGCCTTTCAAAGAAAGAGAAAAGAACTAACAGGAGTAGAAGAAGCTCTTCCGCAGTCTGACGACAGGAGAATCATCCTTGCTACTTGTGCCTATTACCTTTTCCATGCTTATGAACAGATAGACTTTTCCGGGAAGATGGGCTTGCTAAAGTATTCCAAGGGGGCTTTCCTTGATAACTTAGGGGCATTCAAAGGACTGCAACGCCTTAAGGCAAAGAAAGCCATTTCCACTCTTAGATTTACCTTAAGCGGAGTACAGGCAACAAACTCTATCGTACCAAAAGGAACAAAGGTATCAACGGAAGCAGGACTTACCTTTGAGACAGTAAAGGAACTAACTATCGGAAGAGGAGAGCTTACTGGGGATGTGGATGCTGAATGCAGAGTTCCCGGAGTAATTGGAAACGGATACAAGGCAAGAACTATTACAAAGCTTGTGGATAATATTCCTTTTGTGCAATCCGTGCAGAATACCACAGAAAGCTCCGGCGGAGTGGACTTGGAATCCGATGATGATTTCCGTGAAAGAATCTATCTGTATCCGGATAGCTATACAAACGGAGGTACTAAGCGTTCTTATGAATACTGGATAAAGAAAGCAAGCCAACATATCAAGGATGTTTACCTTGGAAAGCGGCCTAACTCAACGGATATAGACGTGGTATTGCTATGGGATAACGAAACAGGCCAGTATAGCGATAATGACCTTGCAGAGGTTAAAGCTGCTATTGATTGGGATAAAATGCCTGTTTTTACTGACACGCTTAATTTTAGGAAGCCTGCAGCGCGGAACTATAGCGTAGAACTTGGCTATTATCTGTATGAGTCTGATAAGTACAGAGAAGCCGAGATTAAGAAAGCTGTGGAAGAAGCTGTAAAGGACTATGTTACATGGCAAAGGTCGAAGCTTGGGAGGGATATAAACCAAAACGAGCTTGTCCGGCGGTGCATGGTGAGCGGTGCTAAGAGAGTTGTTGTAATGAATCCGAACTTTATAACCATCAACGGAAACGAAATTGCAAACTGCACTAGCATGAGCGTGACTTTTAAGGGGTGGGAGGATGATTAAATTCTTAGAAGGTGAAATGCTTGATTTGTTATCAAGCCCCTATAAGGAGGATGTTGACATACAGGCGTTATCTTATGCCATGAAAGTAGGCTTTCAGTATTTCCAAGGTATGCTAAACAATGTTTTTCTGCTATCGGAGCTTGATTTCTTGGACGAATGGATTCTTGACTGTTTGGCTATAGATTTCAGACTTCCGTATTACAACAGAGGGTATTCCATTGAAAAGAAGAGAGAGTTAGTAAAGCTTGCCTTTGACAGTAACTATCTAAGCGGAAGCTTAGCGGCTATATCAAGGCTTTCTGATACTATCTTCGGTGAAACAGAGGTAACAAAGACCGGTAACGCAGAGTTTTCTATATCAATAGGCGGAGCATTGGTGGCTAGTGAGCTTGAAGCCGTAGCTACTACACTGGAAAACGTGAAGGCGTTTAGGGATACTCTGAAAAATGTAAATGTTACAAGAACAGCAATTTCAGAGGATTTCATTGGGAGTGCTATTCAATCCCTTACTGAATTTACTGTATTTGCGGAATGGGGGAGCTAATGGGATACTTTTCAGAATCTAAAATCACAAACAAAGGAAAAGAGCTAATCGAAAGAAGCCTTGCCAGTAAGAAACCTTTGCTTATCAAATATGTAGTTATCGCAGACAAGGAGATTTCCGGGAACATCGCAAAGGAAGTTGAAGCCTTGAATGCATCTACAGCTTACGATAAGCACAAGGCTCTCATATCAAGCGTAAGCAGCAGTAATAATGGAATTGTCTGCAAGGTTGATATAAACAACGAAAACAACAACGGAACGCCTCTTACAGAGAGCTACCGTATGAGGGTTTTTCAACTTATGGCAATGGTTGAAGGGGATAGCAAGCCTGTATTGCTTGCTTATGCTTACGCAAATGAACCGGACTTTATGCCGAGATATGAGCAAGGAAAGCCTGTTAGCGTAATTATGAACTGGTTCTTGAAGCTAAAGAACAGCGAACAGTTAGAAATTAAGGTTGATAATACCTTGGTTTATGCACTAACTTCTGACGTTGAAGCATTGAAAACAAACCTAAAGGATGAGGCTACAATCGTTTTAAGTGCTAATGGATGGACCAGTACAGCCCCATATAGCCAAACAATCTCTATTACAAGGATGAAGTCTACGGCAAGCCTTATCATGGGGAAAGCCTATACCAAGGACAATACTGCAGACGAAATTGAAACATGGGATGAAATGACTGCATTAATCACAAATGCAGAAGCAAAAAATGGCTCTGTGACATTTTACTGCAAAACAGAGAAGCCCAGTAAGGATTTCAGAGTTAAGTTGAAAGGAGCGTTTTCGTAATGAGTGATGTTTTAATTCCATTGGGAGGTGCCGGAGGAAAGAACAGAGGCACTGTGGCCGTAATCGGTGATAATGCACCTTTCTCAAATGCGGGCGCAGTAATGAGCCTTCCATTGCCTGCAGGTAACTATAAAAAGTCCGTAAGCAATCCACGAACAAGCTACGGAGACGGAAAAAATTCCGAAGTAACAATCTCCAAGGAGCTACTGAAAAAGATGGCCATAGAAGCCTTCGGAATCGCCTCTATCACAAATTTTAGTGCTACCATGTATGCGCATAAGCAAGTCCGGCTTACATGGGCTAAACCTACTAGGGGCTTGTGGAGCGGAGTTTTTTTTGTATTCAAGAAAGGGAGAATGCCTAACAGTGTTTATGACTCTGATACTCAGTATGCTAGCGGAGACACTCATCTAGTTACACAGCCATTATCAGAGGGAGTGTGGTATATAAGGGCATTTAACTATGTCGCCACTAACAATGGCAGATGGTATGATGACGGAAAAGTATCGTACATGATAAATGTAACCGGTATTAGCGGCTCTATCACTTTCGGAGCAGGAGCAGGCACTTGGACAGTACCAGCGAATGTTTACAAGATAAGGTATATCCTTGTTGGGCATGGTGGACAAGGCGGATATCCGGATAGTGTTGGCTCTGGTGGCGGAGGCGGCGGAGGCTATTTTACTACTGGATATATGAATGTTACTCCTGGACAGGCAATATCTTGGATTGTTCCATCTGGAGTACCTTATGGTGCATATAACTATATGCCAGAGGCTCAATCTTATAATACGGTTTTTGGAAGCGTTTCCGCTTCTTATGGTAGAATGGGAACGCCGTGGGCTGATTATAATAAAGATTCTCCTGGAGGAAATGGCGGTTCCGGTGGCGGAGGGCCATATCTTAACGGAGGAGGAACAGGCGCTCCCGGTGGTTCAAATGGTTCTGATGGAGGTCAAGGAAGTAATACCGCAAGGGGATATAGTGCAAGTTATGCTAGAGGAGGAACCGGACAGCATACAAGTACACTTGGCTTTAATGGTGTTCTATACTCCGGCGGTGGCGGAGGTGGTGGAGCAGATGGCGGAGCCGGTGGTGGCGGAAATGGTTGGAAATACGATAAAAACCAATGGTTTCAAAACGGTGATAGTGGTACTGATGGCTTAGGCGGAGGCGGAGGAGGCGGTAGAGACCGCCGCTCAAAAGGTGGGCAAGGTGGAACTGGCTGTATCTACATAGCTTGGGGCAGCCTAATGAATGACGGAAGTTAAGCTATCTAAAATTTAATACTTGTGCATGAAAGGGATTCCTCACGGAGTTCCTTTTTTAATTTACCTAAAAAAGGAAGGAGAAGAAGCATGAAACGAGATTTTGCACTGATTCTGCCGAACAAGGACACGGCAGAGCATGAGGTAATGGCCATCACGATTTTTGATAGCCCTACCGAAGCAGACATGGGGGCAAGGGCTATTTATGGGGCTACTGCCTATGCAATGGAGTCCTCGATGTGGGATTTGAAAGAGCCTTGCATTTACAAAGAGGGGGCTTTCTTCAATCTCAAAATGAGGGAGCTAAGAGATGAAAAAGGTGAGTTGCAGCTTGTTCGTGTAGGAGAAGAGAAGGCTGAGAGGATTCCCTCACAGGCGGAGCAGATTGCAGAGCTTAGGCAACAGAATGAGGAGCTTAGGCAGACCGTAAATAGCCTTGTGCTTGATTCGTTAGGAGGTGAGTAGGATGTATGAGACACTTTTAGGACTGGCAAAAGAAGGAAGGCTAAACAAAAGGATGTTGGACAGGGCAGTAGCTAAGGGATGGATTACCAAGGCACAGGAGGAAGAGATTCTTCGTATCGCGGCAGAAGAGAAGGGAGCAGAAAATGGATGATAGATTTTAACGCTTTTTTCAGTTTGGTGGATTTTGGAGTTATCGTTCAGTCACTAGGATGGCTTTTTCTTGGAGGAATCACTTTGGTAGAAAAGTTCGCTCCAAAAGATAAAAAGCCATGGACGGCGATTCTTACATTCATCGGAAAAATGTTGACAAAGGAGTTTGCAGAATCCCACAAGGCCTTAATGGACAGGGTTGATGCATTAAGTGACAAGATTGAAGCCGTTGCCGAGTCTGTAGAAGAGACAAGGGCTATCGCGGCAAAGGTTAGGATTTTGCGCTTTAGTGATGAGATTATCGGAAAGCAAGCCCATAGCAGAGAAAGCTTTGTTCAGATTTTTACAGATATTGACACCTATGACAGGTACTGTAGGAATCACTTGGATTTTAAAAATCATAATACCGTGAGCGCAAAGAAACTTATTACTGATGCGTATGAAGAGCGGTCGAAAAAGAGTGATTTTAGTTATTAGAAAGAGAGGAAAACAAAATGGATTTAACACTATTTCAGCAGTTTGAAGTTGCTCCGGTTATGGAGATTGCAATAGCAATTTGTATTGCTGTGCAAGTCCTTAAGTGGAGAGGCGTAATCAAGGAATCCGATAAGGACTATATCCCATACATTTGCGGATTCATCGGTATGGTATTAGGACCAATCGCCATGTTTGCTATGCCCGGCTTCCCGGCGAAAGATATTATCAGAGCTGTCGCCATCGGAGGAGTTTCCGGAATCGCATCTATTGGCGTATATGAGGTTTTTAAAGCAATTTTAAAGAGTTTTGGTTACACAGCTTAGTCGCATAGGGTGGCTAAGCTTTTTTCATCTAAGAAAGAGAGGAATTTATTATGAGAAAGAATGGACCATTTGAGCGTTACGAAGGAATTGATGAGGACGCAAAGAGACAGGATGTGCCTGTGAAGGACAACAAGGCGGATAACTCTGCCCATCCTGTAGGCTATGGCCGCGGCAAAGGTGAGGACGATGTTAAGCACGGACCCGGAGTCACTCCGAATCCGGATAATTTCACAGGTCCCGGAATCGGCTTGAAGAAGTAATTGTTTTTGGGGAGACATTGTTCTCCCCTTTTTTTATTGGAGAGTTGAGAAAAGTTGAGAAGCGTTGAGAAACTTTTTGAAAAACTTTTCTCAAATCAGAATAGGAGGAAAAAATGGCTTATCAAAAAGGTAAAAAGCTTTTAGGAGGTGGATACACTTCCTTCACAGTAGATGGCAAAGGATACTTCGTAAAGCACAAGAGATACTATCAAACGCCTATGCGTGGGGATATTGTCTACTTTTATAGTAGCGTGAAAAATAGAGTTGCCCATGTAGGAATTGTAATTGAGGTAACGAAACTAAAGAATGGCCAGTATATCATTAAGACCGTAGAAGGAAACACTTCCTCTGCTCCGGGAGTAGTAAGAAATGGCGGTGCTGTGGCTATCAAAACTTATACTTTCTTCCCCGGACAGGAAAGAAGCATTGACGGATTCGGAAGGCCTTTCTTTGGTGCAGAGACCTGTACTGTGGATGAGTTTGTCAATGCAGCTATGCTAGAGGTAGGCTACCTTGAAAAAGGAAGCAATAGAGACCTTCTCAGCAAGCTTGGAAACGCAGGCGTGAATAACTACACAAAGTACAGCGAGTGGTACGGCACGAATGGAGTATATTGGTGTCAAATCTTCGTTTCTTGGGTAGCTTATACAGCTTGTAGCCAACACCAAAAGAATCTATTCACCGGATGGAAGCAGGAAGGAGAATCTTGGTTCTACTATGATGAATCCGGAACACCTGTAAAAGGACAGTGGAGCTATATCAATGGCCGTTGGTATGCCTTTGATGATTCCGGAAGAATGATTAAAGGTTGGTTTAAATCCGCTGATGATTGGTATTACCTTGGAGAAGATGGTGGTATGCTATCCGGGCAATGGCTGCAGGACAAGGGCAAGTGGTATTATCTGACCGATACTGGAGCAATGGCAACAAGCGCAAAAGTCAAGAAAGCGAAAGGACAAGGCTTTGACTATGTGGGGGCAGATGGAGTGTATAGCCCTGCTTTATCTTTGCTTTATGCAAATGATAATACTATTGAAATTGTAGCTTAAAAAAGCTATATTATTCATGTGTATTAGATTTAACCGCCCACAAAACAGCCCACGTTTTTAGGAGAATGGCGTAAATACGCCATGTATGGCACTTTTTTACAGGGTTCGACTCCCATCAGGTCCATACGGCGAGAACACTAGCAAATAGGCAATAAATGCTTATAAATGCTAGTGTTTTCGCCATTTTATGGGTACTGATTATGAAGCGACATTGCGTGTTAATGAAGCCACTTTTCATAGTGAACCGCCCACGAAACCGCCCACGATATTCTATTTTTTATTGAGTGTTCCTTCCATGTGTTCAAGGTATTTTTTCGTTCCGATTTCCAAGTCCTCATTCAATGCCTTTCTATAAATATTTTTCATTACATTATCTGTTTTCCATCCGCCTAAAGTCAGAATAATAGAATCTTGTATTCCCAACGCATGGGCTTTACTGGCAAAGTAGGAGCGTAGTCTATGGATTCCAAACCGGGGTAAACCTAACTTTTCTTCTGCTCTAATCATAGCTTCAGATATTTTTCCTATATCACCAGTTACAATGTACCCTTGCTCTCTGATTCTGTCGGCAGCCTCCTGTGATATTGGTACTTTTCGATTACTTCTTTCTGTTTTTGTGTAGGGCTGAATTATCCACTTTCTATCGCTATTCTTAACCTTTGCTTTGGTTATGCTTATAACATTATCATCGGACAAATCCTCTAGTGTCAAAGCACCTATTTCCGAACGCCTAAGCCCCATTGCTCCTAGATACATTGGAATCCAATGGTGTCGCAGGGTTTTGTTATTGTTTATGTAGTTAAACAGAGCTTGCACTTCCTTTTCAGACGGAGTATATATATCTTTTTGCTCTTTCCGTGGAAGTTTTGTATGCACTACAAAGGCAGGCCTAAACTCTTTTATAACTGATACTACTAGGCCATGGCGATTATATATTGTTTTGGGTTTTGCTTTATCCGCCATATCATTAATCAATCGTGTAATATCATGTTGCTCTATTTCATAAAATGGAAGCTTTGTAAAGGAATCGGGGATTCCATTAAGGGTTGATTCATACCCTTTAATCGTACTGGCTGAAAGAACATTCTTTTTACTTGCTATGTACTCATTGGCAAAGTCCAGGAAAGTGCCGTTTTTATTTCTATTTTTCTCTTCCTGTAGCTTTTCTATGTATTCTTGTATCAAAGCAGCTTCTTCAAGCTTTGTAGGCTTCCTATCCGTTGTTATTGAGTATTTCTTTTTATCTTTCTCGAAGCGTATCCGATAATGGCCGCTCTTTAATTTCTCAATCGCCATGAATGATTTCCTCCAAAATATCTATACGCCATCCGGAGCTTGCCGGAATAAATGGAAAATTTTCTGCTCTTTCATTTAAGGCATCCCATTGCGCCGGAAGGTATTGTTCTATTTCTTCCCCTTTTATTCCATTTCCTAGTGATACGGAGATATATACAATGTATCCCTTGGCGTTCTTATAATCAAAATCACTATTTACAATAGCTGATAACAAGCCAAGCCTGCTCCTGTCTTTGAAAGTGTATCCCATAGACCGCATATAACGCTTTATTTCTACAACTGTCAAAGAGAAAAGCAGTATTCTTGTTTTGTCTTTCTTCCCTGTCTTTGCGATAAGTCCAAGCTCTAAAAGATTCTTTACTTTTGAAGCGTTGACATAAAGCTCCGGCTCGCCTAAAAAATCACTTCGTACAATATGGCGCAATATAAGGACCTCTTCCGGGGGTAATGAGTATATCTTTTTAGCAACTGGCCTAGTGCTTAACTTAAACCTATTTATTATGTAATACTCATCATCGCCTATCCAGTTAAAATCATTCATTTTCCCGGAAAAGAAAGCCAAGTGGTACATATGCTTACATGGTAATTTCCTTTTCTGAAAATCCATACAGGAGCAAGTGGAAAGCGATGTATTATATATTTCTCTTGAAGTTCCCATTATCCTTGCGGAATGGCCTGTAAATGTACTTGGAAATAAATATATCCATCTATCCATAGCCCCTCGCATTCTCGACAGTTGCTCTTCCTCTGTATGTATTCTTTTAGGGAAATCTGTGAATGGTGTATACAGGCTTTCTTTTGGCTTTTTTGATGGTTCAATCTCATATCTTCCAGTATCATAGCTATAGTTATATCTATATGGTTTATCCTCTTCATCCTCCACAGGCTTTGACTCATCCGAAGGAATGCTTTTCATCAATAACCAATAAAGAAGCAAAAAAAATAGAACCACTAGCACTATACTAATTAATATAGACATAGTAGCCTCCCGTCTGATTCTATGTATTATTTAGTTATCTTCCGTATTATCTGCACTTTTAGTAGTGGATTTTCTATCCTTTATCAAGCTTTCTGCAAATGAAATAATAGATTGAACTTCATCTGTGTCCAATCTTAATACTGCATTAATTGCGTTTTCGTATTTATTTAAGCCGCTCATTACAGAACAATCAGAGCAAGCATCATAATTGTTTGTAATATTATTTGTGGTACTATGGTTTCCGGTGTTTGTGGTTTGTGTCATATCATCCCATCCCATCAAATAAGCAGGAGTGGTTTCTAGTGCCTTGGCCATGGCAACAATTTTTGGCTGTGTCAAGTTTTGGTATCCGCTTTCTATTTTTGTTACAGAACCTTTTGTTTTATAGCCAAGCTTTTTCGCTAGTTCCTTCTGCGTCATCCCTAGTTCTAACCGTTTGTTTCTAATCCTATCTCCAATGTTCATATCGGCAAATCCTTTAGCAATATTAACCATTTCCAGCATGGTGGTATTCTATCTATGTTTTCGAGTCTGTATCTTGATATTCCTTTATGAAATAATCAATATTTGTCCTTAAAAATTCTAGGTCTGATTTTTTAAATTCTTTCTTGTAAGTAAACAGCAAGTCCGTGATTTTGTGTAATGCAGAATCTTTATCTATAAATTCAATGGCTTCCCTCATCGTTCCGGAATTACCATTAAAACTATTTGTATTTGCGTTTGTAATGTTATGGTCGCCTATATTGGTTGTTATCGTTCCGGCGTTGTCTTCCCATCCCATTAAATAAGCAGGTGTTGTATCAAGGATTTCTGCAAATTGCTTTATTTTTGATATTGGCAAGTTTCTTTCTCCTGCCTCTATCTTGCTGATTGAACCTTTGGTTTTAAAGCCCATTTTTGTGGCTAATTCTTCTTGCGTCATACCAAGCTGCTTTCTTCGTTCTCTAATTCTGTTGGTATATTTCATGGTAACAGCCTCCTTTTGACAGAATAATAGCATGTGATATTCAAATAGTAAATAATTTTTGATTAAAAAGTGTACAAAAATAAGCATAGAGGTGTACTTAAAGAAATATTTTAAAAAATAATAGTTGACATATTTGCCAACTTGAATTACGATACAAATCGCCAGCAAGAAAAAACAAAAGGAGGGAAAATGGAAAATAGCCTATTAAAGAAAAAAATCAGAGACTCTGGCTATAAGGTTAGCTTTATAGCTAAAAACTGCAATCTTACTAGTGCCGGGCTTTATAAAAAGCTAAACGGACAGAGTGAATTTAAGCAAAGCGAAATAAAAAGTATAAAAGATTTGCTTAGAATCAGTGACAAAGATTTAAATGTCTATTTTTTTAATTAAAAAGTTTAATATTTGCCAACTTTTGAAAGGAGAGGAGCATTGAACGAACTAATCAACATTAAAACAAGCGAAACAGGAGAGCCATCTGTTTCCGGAAGAGAGTTGCACGAGTTTTTGGGAGTTACCACTAGATACAATGACTGGTTTCCAAGAATGGTTGAGTACGGCTTCACAGAAGGCAAAGATTTCAACTTACTCAAAAATGAGCAAGTTCGATTTGAAGGAAAAAGAGAGGTTACGAGAGAGCTAATCGACCACCTGCTCACCATCGACATGGCGAAGGAGATTGCCATGATTCAGAGAACCGACAGAGGGAAGCAAGCGAGACAGTATTTCATCCAGGTAGAAAAGGACTACAACAGCCCGGAAAAGATTATGGCGAGAGCCTTAAGGATTGCAGAGAAGGAACTTAGCACTTTGAAACTCGATGTAGAACGCATGAAGCCAAAGGAGATTTTCGCTGATTCCGTGGCAAGTTCTCATACATCAATCCTAATTGGGGAACTTGCAAAGATTTTGAAGGCAAACGGCCACGAGACAGGACAAAAGAGGCTGTTTGAAACGCTCCGCCAAGACGGATTCCTTATCAAAAGAAAAGGCTCTGATTTCAATATGCCAACGCAGAAATCAATGGAGCTTGGACTTATGGAGATTAAGGAAACAACCATCAACAATGCAGATGGAAGTATCCGATTAAACAAAACCACAAAGGTAACAGGCAAAGGACAGATTTACTTTGTGAATCGTTACTGTGGATGCATGGAGAGGAGTTAGAAATGGAAAAAGTAACAATACAGGAGGAAAAAATGCACTTACAAATCAATTTGAACATTAAGTCAACTTTATCTAAGTCGCCTTTTGCTGACACCGAAAAGTTATCGAAAGAGATAGCAAAGGTTATTGACAGAACAGAAAAGGAATTAAACGAGAGGAGCATCCCTCATTGTTCTGAATACATAGTGAACGTTGAGGGATGTATAACAGGCGATTAGGCTTCCGAACAAGAAATGGAAAGCAAACAAGAGGTGGAACAATGAACACAGTAACAATCAAAGTTGATACAGAAGCCTATGAGTTCTTTAGGGAACTAGGGCAGAAAATCAATGTAGAGGTAGAGGAAGTGCTAGGAATCGAGCTTTACAACTGCTACAGGCAGAAGAAAGCGAATTCGGAGGAATAAAAAAGAGAGTCGTATGCGCCAACACACGACTCAACAAAATAAAAAATAATTCTATCCGTGCAAAGTATAGCACGGAGAAAAGGAGGGCGCAATGCCTTTGGTGAAGTTAGACAAGAACTATCCGCATGAAAAACTGGATAGAGTGGTTCGCAGAAAGAAAAGCGACCTCAAAATAATCAATAAGCAGATAGCTAAGCATCTATCTGTAAGCGAAAGGGGAATCATATACAAGCGGAAGAACGGATTCTT